TGGAAGCAACGTGTCTATACTGTCTAACTAGATAATCTTTAACATCTTCACGTCTTGAATCTTGGATGTCAGTATCGATATCTGGAAAGTCATTACGTTCTGGATTAATAAAACGGAAGAACAGAAGACCATGCTCAATAGGGTCAATGTCAGTAATGCCTAGTGCATAACAGACTAGAGAACCAGCAGCCGAACCACGACCAGGACCAACCATAATGCCTTCTTTCTTAGCCCAGTTAATCATGTTACGAACAACTAGGAAGTAAGGAGCAAAGTTTTTATCTTTAATGATTTGAAGTTCTTCTTCAGCCCTAACATGATATGCAGGGTCAGCACCAACACCACGAGCAGTCAATCCTTCCATAGCAAGTTCATAAAGTTCTTGGTCTGGATTCTGATATTGTGCAGGTAGTAGGTCTAGATGGTCTTTGATATTATAATCTTCAACCTTATTCATAATCTCAATAGTATTGTCATACATATCTTGTCTTACGATACCCTGGGCTTCCATAGACTTGTGCATCTCTTCATCAGATAGCAGGTGAATCTCGTAGTCTCTAAAAGTAATCTGACGGTCAGCACCATATAGGTAATCCAACTTATCCATAAGACCATCAATTTCCTGACTACCAGCAAAGGTAGCATCTTTCTGAATCTTATTTGAATAAGTGTTTAGGATTAGTTTAAGTTCCTGAATCTCACGCTGTTCTGGACCTGCGTGGTGACAGTCAGGGGTAACAATAGGCTTGATACCAAACTCATCTGCAAGAGCAAGAATAGTCTTGTTAATCTCTGGTGGATTATGTGGCATAACTTCGATATAGTAGTCATCGCCAAAAGTTTTCTTAGCCCACTGTAGATGTTCTTTTGCAGCAGCAAAGTCATCTGCTTCAATTGCTTTAGCAAGGAAGCCAGATAGACAGCCAGAAGTGATGATAAGACCTTCTTTATACTTTTCTAGTGAAGTCCAGTCCATACGAGGCTTCTTATAAAAACCCTCGGTCCAAGCAATCTCGTTTAGTTTATTTAGATTCTCAAGACCCTTTTCGTTTTTGGCAAGAATGATTAAGTGATTATACACAAGGTCTAGTGGCGTATCTACACGCTCTTCTTTGTCTCTCTGGTCAAAGCGGTCTTGTGCAATGTATCCTTCGACACCAAGAATTGGTTTAATACCATTCTCAATAGCGACACGATACATCTCACGGTGTCCAGACAAGGAACCGTGGTCAGTGATTGCGATGGCTGGCATTCCAATTTGAATTGCTCTGTCCACATATTCTTGTGGTGTTGCTATGCCATCAAATAGCGAGTAGTGAGTGTGAACGTGCAGTCCAGCATAACTCATATAAAATTTTCCTTAAAGTTTAGAGCAATGGGGGCAGAGAGCGAATCGTCTACCCCCATCACGATTAATTGATTACCAGTCAGTGTTGCTGGATGTTAGAGATGGAGCATCAAAACCGAAGTAGAAATTCTCCTGCTCTGCGTAAGCGACTTCACGAACAACCTTTTCAAGATTGAATGGCTCAATGCCATCGAACTTGAATGGTTCTGTGTCTGGCTTAGTTGGAAGCAATGTGTAGTTGGTTTCAGTTCCCTGACCATTACGCTTAATCTTCCACTCTAGGTTCGAAATTGAACCAGTCTCAATTGCATACTCACGGAGATTTCCGAAAGCAGACTGCTTTGAGATACCCTGTGACCATACAGCCACATAAGGTGCTTCAGTACCATCGTCAATAATGACGTTACCATACCAGCGAAGACGTGAACGCCAACCTGACTTAGGCTCTTTACGACCCATCTCACAACCGTAGCAGCGACCCTCGGAATCGATTGTACATACTGCCTTACGCTTGTAATCCTTTGGATTAGTGTGTTCTGCGATTACCACAGATAGACCACGACTTTCATCGTAGTTTGCTGAATCTGTATCCAGTTCTTCAACGAAGCGAACCTTTGCAGATTGTCCGTCAGCCAACTTGACCCAACGAACCTTTTGACCATTGTTTTCATATTTAGGCTTATCCATAATTGCACCGATATCTTTTAGCCCTTTGATTACGCTCATAATATTCTCCTTATGTTTTCTTAGCGGTATACTAGTTTAGCATACTGGCAATAGTTTTGTCAAATGATTCGTCAATATTTTTTATTGCTTCATCAGACATATCGCCAATATCTTTATATTGTTTATCTATTTTAATAACAGTAACACGAGAGCCAAGACGTTCAACTATCTTATCTTTCATGTTACCGCCAGCCTCATCATTATCTGCAATAACAATAATGTTATTAAAATACTTAATGAGTAGGTCTGTTTGAAAATTGGATACATTTGCACCCAACGTTGCTACCGCTGGAAAACCACACTGGTCTAAACGGATAGCATCAAATGATGATTCAACTACATAGACTTTACCAGCAGTCTTTACACGATGTAGGTTGAACAAAGTTTTTGCCTTTGGAAGTCCTGGAGTATTCTTAAACTCTTTACCCTCGATTGAACGACCAACAAAGCCAACAGGAATTCCATCTGGAGAGTGAACAGGTATAGTTACCATATCTTGTTTCTCAGAGAACCCAAGCAAGAACTTCCTGATAGATGTTTCATTGATTAATCTACCATCGTAGTATCTAGTTGCTCTTGGAGATTCCAATGCTTGCTGATTTAATCTTTTAATCTGCAACTCGTCATACGGAACATAGTCTGGTTTTTGAACAAGTGTCTGATTAATCTGATAAGAAAGGTCAGTCTCGATTTCTTTAGACTTGATATAACGAACAGATTCAAAATAGGTACGACCAGATGTATGCATAATCAGGGATGGCAAATCACAGACATGCTGGCAAGAGAAACAAAAGAATAGACCAGAGTTTTTGTCTACTTCACCAGCAGGTGAACGGTAGTTGTTGTGAAAAGGACAGAAAATAATATAGTCAGAATCTACTTCCGATTCGATTGTGATGCCTGACCCTGCGATAACTCTTTTAATCTGTTCTTTTGAGTAGGAATCATTTCTGTTCCGTCTATTCCTAATATCCATAATGCTCTATTCTTTCCTATGTATGTACCATATACTGTTAATGTAAATTCGTAGTAATCTTGTTCGTTATTATATTTTATCGTAAACTGTGGGTCTATGTCAAGTCTTGGCACATACCCCAGTTCACACATTTCAAGTGTCTTGAGTCTCACAAGTTCTAAGCGAAGCCTACCGATTGCGGCATCATTTTTAATGATACCATCAAAAGTAAAGTTCTTAATAGGTTTGTGATGTATATTCTCCACACTCTATTATAACTAGTTATCTTCAAAATCCTTATAACGATAGTAACCTTTGTCAAAGTCCACCTGAACTAAGAACTCACCCATAAATCCGTTACGGTTCTTGCGGAAGACACACTCTAGAATGTCTGAATTGGTGGCACGACCAAGAGCAAGCACCCAGTCAGCATCGTAGGCAATCTGGCGTGACCATGCTGTTTGTCCCAAAGTAGGAACTGTATCTAATTTGGTAACGTCATCTGGTGTAGCAGACGATATAGAGATGATAGGCATTTCTTCGGAGATAGCCATCAACTTTAATTCACGAGAAAGATTCTTCATACGGACAGTTTCATTATCGGACTTCTGGTTAGGTGACATCAACTGCAGATAGTCTACAATAACTAGGTCAGGCTTGTACTGGTCAATCTTACCACGAATAACTGACGGAGTTACTTCTCCACCATTATCATTAGAGATGATGTGAAATTCTGGCTTGCCCTGAAGTTCTTTCCTATGCCAACGCTTTAGGTCTTCAATGTCTACCTGCCCATTGCTAAGTTTACGATGTGACCAGAGACCTTCACCCATGATAGCAAACACACGGTTACGAACTTCTGTCTCTGACATTTCGAGTGAGATGATTAGCGGTGACTTGCCTTGCTTCCATGCTTGAACTGCCATGTAGAGAGCAAACCAAGACTTACCAATTCCTGGATAGGCAAGGAAGACACCCAACTGACCTGGAGTAATACCAGCAGGTAGATAATTGTCAAATCCTGGCAAACCAGTCTTGATACCAATTGAACCTAGTTCATTCTGACGAGCAAGATTTTCAAAGTATGCAACAGCAGAATCAATATCAGTAGCATCGATGTCACGGATAACTGCTGTGTTTTTCTTTAGTTCTGATGTCTTCTGGATTAGGTCTTCTAGTGCCTTAGTACCCTGACCTGCTTGAACATCTGAAGCAGTAGTTCTAAGAACATCCTTTAGACTATCATTTAGAAATTCTGCCTGTAGTTCTTCTAGGTGATACTTAGTAGCACCAACACCATCTATAGGAGCAAAATCACGGAACTTATCTACAACTAAAGATACTGGTGGCACTGTACCATTAGTCTCAGAATAGTTGCGGATAAAAGTCCAGATGTCATTGTGGGTTCTTAAGATGTTGTCCACGTTTGCTTGTAGCAGGACGTGAACCTGCTTATCTGCCAATACAGCAGAGATTAGTTTTGATTCTGTATTATTCACTTAGCCACTCTTTCGCCTTGAGCCTACGTTCTGCTCGTTCTTTGTTGTCTTGTTCTACTTGTTTACGTTTGTAAACAATGTGGTCTGCATAGTTTGCAAAGTATTTCCATGACGGATTTTCCGATACATCAAAGTAATACTGGAGTAGTTCATAGCATTCTGGTATGCCATAGGATTCAATAAGTGCATCTGCAGCCCATTGCTCAACATTTAAATTTAGGGATGGCTTTTCTTCGTACTTTGCAGTATGTAATTTACTGTAACGACTAAGCAAAGCCATACGGTCTTTGCGGTCAGCCATTACTTATTCTCTGTCTCTTCTACAGATTCCTTGACTTTCTCAGCCAATCTTTGCTCAACAAATGCATACACACGTTCAAATGCTTCACCAGTTGTTTCTCCATTACGCTTACTATCTGATACAGATAGGTCAATACGCAATGATTGAAAGTTACCCAAGTTAAGCGTATAGCCTAGCCCAACTGTAACCTTAGTCTCATCGTTATTCATACCATTGTCCTTTCAAGAACTAAATTGATTCATTCCAGATTGGCACAAATCTGCCATCTTCTGTCTTTGTATAAACCAGTATACCATCGCCCATACGCCTTGTCAACTCTTGTTTTGTAGGTGTTACATCGTTGGTTATTAGTTTATCTTTTCTTGGTCTACCGTGGTGGTAGGAAGCAAGTATATCACGAATTTCCCTAACCTGTGATTCAGAATAGTAAGAACGGACCTGCCAGCCCCTCTCTCCGCCCTTCTGTGACCCCATAGGGAAGGGAATAATGCCTTTTAGCATTAATGCTGGCATATATTTCTTATGCCTGTTTACGAGGCTTGCAGCCTCTCCTACGGTATATGCTCTTTGCCTGTTCTTTTTAAAATCACTAACTAAACAACTTTCTATTTGGTCAAGTGTAATATTATAAACAGACATTATGCCATTAGAGTTATTCATGTGATATACACGGACAAGGCTTCCATTTAAAAACCAAACTTTTTTATTCCCTGAAATAACAGGGGCAGCATTGTATTGCTCCATTGTTAAAGCAGCCATTACACTCCAATAGCAATTACACTTACGTCCAAAGTTACAACGCCATCTTTGTCATAATCAATTTTATAATATATAGCAGAAGTATCTATGCCTGTAATGGTTAGTGTTGCTTTTACTGTAGAAGAACTTTTTGAAACTAAGGTGGCAGTTGCTATTGGTGCTTGACCAAATTGTGTATTAAAAGATATTTGTCCAGTTGTTGGAGTTTTAGCAGTAACATTGGCAGAATTTAAAACGTTGACTACCCTGGCTTGAAATTTAATGTTACTTGTTTTTGCTGATGTTGGTTGATTTGTGTATGATTGAATTTGAGAGGAGCCAGTTGAAGCCAACTCTCCATTAATACTAATTAACGAACTAACAATGTCATAAAGGTACTGGGTATCAATTGGTTGACCATTGCTTGGTAGTGAAGGTACTTTTGCCATACTTTAATTATACCATAACCTATAGCCTTAGTGATGTTACTAAGGAACCACCAACAATAGATATTGTCCAGTTAGCACTTGTTGTACCACTTCCAGCAACAGTTTCTGCATACATAGTTATAGATGTTGTAGAACTACTTGTTATTATGCCTTCTAGGTAGTCTGTTGGAGCAGCGGTTCTAGCAGCCCTTATTTTCATACCAGGGATAAGTACGTTACTTGTGTTTGTTACCGCAAAAGTTTTAGAAGCAGGAACTGTCATAGTGTTGCTTGTTGTAGATGTAAATGTGGGGGTTACTGAATTTTTAGGTATTTGAGAATCTGCTTTTATTACTAACAATGTTCCTGTTTTATAATCAACTGCTGTTGTTGTTGGTGGTAAAGATACCCCATTTGATGAGTCGGAATAAATCCTTAATCCGATATTTCTGTCCGAACTAGAATACGGTAAACTCATGTTAGTTAAATTTACACTATATGGTAAAGTTGAGTCATTTGTTTCGAGGGTTGCGTAGGCATTGAAGTATGTACTTCTGCTTTTTGTTATACTCCACAAAGTATATTTATTTACATCTGTTACAATTTCAGACTCGTTATCATTAGATGCTAAAACAATAGCCTGAACAAACATCGGTTTTAGTTGATACTGCTCTATTGGAATACCAGTTTCTATAGTACCATTATGGTTTGTGCTAGATGTGACTGTTGCATTATTTGCTATAAACACTATATCCCCAGATGCGGTATGACCAGTTGTTGGTCTGGTTGGATGTGAAATAGATGAAAGATTTCCTGCAGTAAAATCTTGACGAGAATCAACATCGATGGAAGTAGTAGAATTTATCTTAGTTATTTTGACAGCACCAGAACCCAAACTGCCAGGTGACCCTGCTCCAACAATCATCTGCCCAACTTCTAAATTATTTGTAAATGGTGTAACAGAAGTTATTCTTGCTGTTTTTACTTGTTCTGTATTATCTACCAAGCCTACAGTAAAAGTTTGAGATATTGTTGTCATTGCATATTGCGTATTTGATAAAACAATTATATTGTTGTCGTAATCAACTTGAGATACTATGCCATCTCCAAAATCTCCATCTCCACTAATTTTAGTTAACGACATTCCAGGAACAACCCCATAGTTAATTAAATTTTCATTTGTAACAATCGTACAACCACCTTGAGTTATGACTGCTGTTAATTTTGAAGTATTCATTTTTCTTGAAAAAGATATTTCATACTGATTGTCTGATGAAGTTTTAACGTACTCATAGTCTGTCCATGCATGTGTTCTTGTAATATTTGTAATATAGCCAGATGAGGTCCATGAAGAACCTGATTGAATATTAAAAACATTTCCAGAAGAATAAGGCTGACTTGCTTGTATTGCAAAAGTATTTCCTGGAGTTGTAGTTCCTGGTCCAGCATATAAATTTACTGTTCCAGATGAATCTGTTATTACTTTATCTAAATATGTTTTAAAAGATAATGAAGTGTTTCTATAGTCTGGATTAGAACTTGATAAAGTTAAAGTCCCAATATAAATACCACTACTTAGTGTGGGGGCACTAAGTGTTCCCCATTTTGCAAGAAATGACCACATATTCCAAGAAACATAGGCATCAAATTTTTTAACATTTGAATCAGTTGGGTTTTCCCATTTTAATTTAAAATCGTCTTGTTCTGGATAATGTATTCCATTTTCTTTATTAGATGTAATTTGTGTAATTTCACTGCTGGGCATTGTGGAATCCATATTAGTAGAACTGGTTGAAGATAAATTAATTGCAGTTCCTCCATGTAAATCTGTTGGATAGTCTTCGTTTAATGGAGCATTAGAATAATTGGTTTGTAAAATTGTTGCATTTTCTGAACTATTATTTTTTTTTAAAAAATTTAAACTTATTGGATTAGACCATGAAGAAATTTGACTAGAATCTTGATAATTTTTTAATCTATATCTAAAGGTAATTCCAACCGAGGACCCATCTGCTGTAAACTTATCAATATTATTTATTGGAATTACTATTTCTCTAGACATATGGAGTTACTCCAGCGGCAAATTTAAACTCTACCAAACTCATTGTTCCAGAATCTTTTGCAATAGGAAGTTCTGAATTAACAACAGTATATCCAACCAATCCATACAATGGATTTGTGTTTGATTTATTTTCAAATCTAATAGCGTCTAGACATATTGTAAAGTCAGTTAGTGTTGAACCAGAATAATCCTGAGCACTTTCTACACTAGAATAAATTTTTAATGTTCTTACACTGTCCCAATTAAAATTTGATGTTTGAGATGTCAAAGTATCTTTAAGTTTTAAAGTAAGAATTTTGTACCTATTATTTTGCATTGGACCGCCAGCACCAGTTAGGTCTGAATTTGTAAATTTAAAATGATATTTTGCAGAGTCTAAACCAGTTTGAGTAACAAATTCAAGCATTATGTTAATTGACATTGGTGTTGTTGTTGTAGTTGCATTTTTATTAATTAGTGAAAATGCAAGTCTTAGTTCATCATTTTGAGAATTACCATTTAAATTTGCTACAAATGGAACCGAAATATAATTTGATGATGCTATTGGAGTTAGGTCAGCCGAAAATTCTGACATATCTCCAGCAAGAAACATCACGTCACTTTGAAATCTTGGAACCTCTAATCTATTTATTCTAGATAAATTATTAAAAAATATATTTTCTGCATTTGAAACAAAAGCCTTATCTGTTTTTATAATATTATTTGTTCCATCTGTTATTGCTGAATAATATGGAACATCAATAAAATCAGAACTACTATAATCAAAATAACTCCATGCTTCATTTTTAGTAAAATTTACAGCAATATAACTATCTTTCCCATTTGCATAAGTATTAGTTTCACTTGGATATAATCCAAACTCAGTTATCCCATATCTATTTGCTAATGTTGAAGGTATCTCTGCTGTTAAAACAATTTTTGGAATATACCCCAAAATTGTTATAGAATCTGTTATTGTTTGTGGGTCTGTAGGATTTGTTTTTTTATCTAATACTGTTATTGTTGTCGATGTAGAATCATAAATTTCATAAAATCCGTCAGCGTTGATTGCGGCATCGGGGTCGCTATTAGTAAATCCTGGAGAATTTGAAATTATAATTGTTGAACCAGGGTTAAATTGATTTCCTTTTGGAATTGTAAAAATAAAAACATTTGCACCGTCAACAACCTCTTGACTTGTCTGTACTTCTGTTGCATAAAGTTCAAGTGACTCAACAACAATATTTCTTGAAGTTATTGGAAATCTTCCCATTTCAAAATCTAGTTCTGTTTTTGCTGCATAATTTCCAATGGTTGTTGATGGCGTGGCTCCACAACCAATAGCAATATGAGATGCAAACGATGTTGTTTGACCAATAAGGTATTTAGAAATAATGTCTCTGCCAGTTAGTGTAATCATAATATCTCTTTAATTATAACATATCTAGGGTTTTTTGTTCAAAAACTCAATTTCTATATAGAAATTAGATGCTTCGTCTTCTACCAGTATAACTAAATCCTTGTTATCCTCTGAAATATAGGCATCTAGATTGGGAGCAAAAGATGAAATATCGTAGGTGGTTCGATGGCTTGGATATAATAAATAATTATTTAGATTTATAGCATAATCTGTTGTTGTGGATAAAATACCGTTTACTGGAAAAAGTAAATTTGTTGAAGAATAGGCAACTATGTTTTCACTAATATTTTTTATTGGAAAAGTATTTGGTCTTGTCAATAATTCTTCTGGCTCATATGCCAAAAATTCTTGACCACCAATTTCATTAAAAATTGCACCAACCATATAGTCAACTGGAACCTCTCCAGTTTCTATAAATAAATTTGATGTAGCAATTTTAACTGGTTCTCTTTTATTATATCCTGTATCTTTCCTAGTTATTTTTGGCTTTGCCATTAGATTACCTCCTCCAAATAAAGTTTCATAGATGGACCATCTGGACCCCTATTATATTCTATATGATAAACAACAAATCTATTATTTGGCAACTGCTGTACATTGTCAACGTTATAATTAACTTTAACAATGTCTCCTAACTGAATCATTGGATTGGCAAATATGTCAACAGACATTGCTTTTTTAGGAACCATAATTTTTTCTACCATCCAATTCATTAAGTTTGATGCCATATCTAGGTTTTGAATATATGTTCCAGATATTGTAAATTCTTTTCTACCATATGTATTTCTACTATTTTGTATAGTAACATATTTATTATTTAATTCAGAATATCTATTATAGTTATTTAAGTTGCTTGTAGTAGATAAAAATTCGTCAACTGTTAAGTTATGGTCTGCCTGTTGTGTAAACGTTACCCCCTGAATTCTTAAATAATTTCCACTAGACTCATCTAGGCTTAAAGCAAAATCTGTAACATTAAAAACAAGGAACTCTGCAGAATATGGGTTAGCCCTAAATCCTGAAACTAAATATCCTTGCAGTTCATTAAAGGTTGGGGATATTTTAGAATACAATGCTGGGTATGCTTTTTCATATTTAACATTGAAGTAAGCACATTCACGCATTATAGTTCCAAATTCTTCGTAATATAAAGAATTACTATTTGTTCCGCTTGTAGTTATTCCAGTTAAAAATGATTCTACTACCCCTGGATTTATCAAATACTTTCTGTAAGCACTTGATGTTAGTTTTTCTACTGATAAAAATTGATTAAGTGGTGAATTCTTGGCTTCGAATTGTGTCTTTGGGTTGTCTGCAATTGCAAAAACATTATCAAACATACATTTACCAGCACCACGAACAAACAAAGCAAAGTTTTTATTGTTATCATTGCTGCCTATAGCATCTCTATCTATGACTGTTGTTATTAATCTATTATTTAAATATAGATAAAACTTTACAACTTTACTTGATACTTCTTCAATCTTTATGGACAAGTCGTATACTGTTGAGTTTGCTTGACCCACAATCTTTCCCATACCAGAGAACAAACCAGAGTCAACTAAAATTGGTGCAGAACCATACCAAAGAGTAATTGGAATTGCTTCTTGTGATGTTTCACCCTTTAAAACTTTGTAAAAATAAATATTTGGAATTGTTGTTATTTCCTTGTTTGAATCTACCTGCTCAATTATGCTTTGGCTTGTTAATGCGTCTATTTCAAAATAATATCCTGTGTGTGCTTTGGTGGTTGTGTCTAGTCTTATTGCTATTCCACCACCAGTGCCACTAATAATTGTACCATTTTTAATATCCATTTCGTCCGCACCAACAGGCAATTGATTAATTCCAGATATATTTTTATCTTTTTGTTTTCCAAGAATTTTCATTCTTGTTCCAAAATTAGTAAATGCTTCCGTGTATGGTTTATAAACATAAGATATAAAGTTATTAGAGTTTTTATCACTTTTTTGTATTCCAGTAATTGTAAGTGCAGAAGCGGCAACACTACCATTTGGTTTTGTTTTGTCTATAGTAGTTGTGCTTGGTGATTCGGTAAAATATGAGGTATCAAACATATCAAATGTCAATCCTGTTGTACTTGGTTTATTTGATAAGGTTGAAATTCCACTAACAGAAACCTCTTCAAGAGTTCTATTCAACACGGTAATTGTTTTATTGGTTCCTGTTGCGGTAAAACCTTTTGTTAAAGTAAAACTTTTATTATCTACTGCAACTGTTTTTACTTTTGTTCCAGATGGAACTCCAGGACCAGTTACAATCCAGCCAACTTCTATATCTTCTGTAGTCAAGTCTCCAGTAAGAGTTACTGTTGCTGTTGGACTATTTGATGTTGTGCAACCTGTAATTTCATATTTTGTTTGGTCATATTGATGATTATCTTTAAACATCCAAGAGGACTGCATCTCAAATGCTTTTTTGTTTTCATCTTGCAACCAGTGATTTGAAGAATCCAAAATTGTGTGATTTGTTGCTGTTGTTCCAAACTGAGCACGACCATGTTTTGCAATACCAGTAATGTTTCCATTAGAGTCAACTGTTGGTTCTGTATAGATTTTTATACGACCAGTTGGAAACATCTTTCCATTAAATCCAATTTGTGAAAAATATTTTTGATAGTCATTTATGTTTTCTATCCAAACATTACTTGTTTGTGCTTCTATATAAAATGAAATATTTCCAGCGGTTAGATGATTATTGGTTACTGTGAAAGTATTATTTTTTGTATCTATAGATGTGACAATTGGTGCTGTTCCAAATTGACCAGCACCAGAACCAGTCTCTACAAGTTTCTGACCTATTGATAGGCTAAAAATATTTCCACTTGTAAGGGTAATTTTATTAGTTCCTGTTAGAAGTGTTGCTCCAAAACCAGTTATTCTAGAACTTTCAACAGTATGTTCAACACCCTTATATTTTATAATTTCTCCATTTGCATAAAGGTATCCTTCATATCTAGTAAGCCAATAAATAGATTGACCAAAATCAATTGTATTATTAATTATAGTTCCAGAACTTACTGAAGGAACTTCATCCGATAATGTTTTGTTCATTGGCATTGCACTTAGCACATAACTTGACTGTGTATTTATCTCTTCATTTGTTGGTCTTAGGGCTTCTGTTCCAGATACCTCCCAAAGCAAGACTGGTTTATGTTTATATGACTGATTATTATTAAGCAAAGATGCTTCTTTAATTGTTCCATAAGATTTTTGAATATATTTATTTGAATAAACAATTTTTCCATCATTAAAAACTTCATTGTTTTCCGAAGAAATACTCATAATGTTTGACAGTATTGACTGTGTTGCTGCATTTTTTAGAACACCTGTATCATTAAAATCTTTTGTTCCATATAACTCAATGTTAATTGGTCTTTCATCTTCAGATGGCATTATGTAGTTTTTAGACATAACAACAAAATTATTAAATTCATCAAAGAACATTGCTGACTGAGTTGATTGTGCTAGATTGTTTAATACTTCTGCTACCGTTGTTTCTGGTGCCACATAAAAATACGGAATAATATCTTCTGATTCTGTGCTTGTTTTATAAAATTTATAGTTTGAAAAACCAATGTTATCCAGTATAGTTGCAATCGCTTTACTTAATTTAACATTTTGCATTAAGAGACTTGGTGCTGTCATAGATTCAAAGTAGAAGTATAGGTCTCTTAATGTAATTGTTGCGTTTCTATCTTCATTAGAGATGGAAGGAAAACCATCCGAATAGTATACTTTGATTGGAACAAAGTAGTCTACAACATTACTAGTTCTATCATCTGTAATTTGTTCATAGAATTTAATTTGTAAGTTTTTGGAAGAAATATCTGATATCAAACTTCCTGTAATTGCTCCAGCATTAAGCGTTAGGTCATTGTATGGGTTTAACGATTGGTCATAATCAAATATTGAAATCTCTCCGTTTGATGCTGAAAGTTGTCCAACTGGAATTCCTGTGTTTCCAATATCAGAGGCAATCTTTGTTACAGAATATGACTTTACTCTATCTGAAATATTTGCAGCAAGTCTTGGAGACATCTCTATCAATTCAAAGGATGAGTTTTGTTTGCTCATTGTGTTTACTACAATTCTTAAACCTTTGACAAATTGAAATTCTCTATAGTTTGCTGAGTATACACTTGCTGGAGTTCCATAAAAATCTGGAGATGTTAGTTTAGATACATTAGAGGATTGTAGTGTTTCTCCTTCTTCTCTTAAATACCAGCCATAAATTGGCACAAAAGAATTTGTTGTCCAGTCAGTTCCATTCCAAACATAATATGTTCCAGCATTAACATTTGTAGGGTCTAAAACTAAATACGCATCTCCAACATAACCACCTATTGGCAATGATGCTTGCGAAGGATATTGTCCTAAATTTCTGAATCCTGTTGGCAATGTATTTGTAATTCCAAAAGCAAGTTCTATATATCCATCAGAACCTATGATTCTTTTTCCTGTTGAACGTATTGAAGAACTTGTAAACACTTTAGCATCTTGCCAAATATTGTTTGAATCTAAGTATTGAATCTTCCAGTCTTCTGGAGTTTTTTGATTAATCAATGCCCCTGTGTTTAATTCATTTTCATAAAATGGGTCTGGTAGTGACAAATTATTTGAAGTTTTGTATGTTCTTAAACTATAGTCACTTGCATGTGTTTGCATTTTTACAACAATTCTATTTGCTGGAACTGGTGTTGAATATACTACAAATGGTGCGGCATCATCAATGTAGTATTCTCCGTCAACCTTTTTAGTTTTTGATATACCCCTTTCAATCGAGTTAGTTGTTCCATCAACACGATAGGAACTCCAATACTTAAATTTATCATCTTTAGAAGAAAGATAGTACCTTGGCTGTAAATACATATTTTCATTTGGAAAATTTAAATACTGACCACCACTAAGATAGCGAAGTTTATTAATACCTGAGCGTGGTCTAAAACGAGCAACACAATCTACAAGAGAATAAAGAATTTTTTCTGTCTCATTTTTTTTAACAAAAATATTTGGGGTATTGTTTGATGAATTTAAACCATTATAAATAAGAATATTTGAATCTGTTGCATTTGTATATGAACCCAAAACATCTGTGTTATCGTAGGAGGTTGCAACAATTCCATAGTTATTCTCTGTTGGACTATCTATATTTGGTCTGTTTCTATAATTACCTAACAGTAAAATATTGTCAGAATAGTTTAAATTCCATTCTGCTAATATCAATGATTGAAGATTTATTGATGAAGATTGTTCAATATAGTTTTGAAGATTTGTATTCTGAAACATTATACCTCTTCCAGCGTTACTGACACATTCCAAAAATCATAGTTATTAGTACCGCCACGCTTAACAATATTGTAATCAAAACTAGAAATAAACATTTCAATAACTTCGTTGTATTCTGCCAAGTGTCCGTATTGTCCAGACTCTGCAAAATTAGATTTTCTATCGTATGCTAAAAAAACATAGAACGAACCTGTGTGATTTTGATACCAATCAAGTAATTCATTTCCACCTGCACCGCCATCAATTGTGAATGGCTTTATTGTTGATAGACCAGTTGTTACATCGAATTGTGGGTCAGTACGGAATGCTCTAGATGGCAACATATCCCAAGATGTAGAAATAGTCATTTTATCTGCAATGTGATATGAACGCATACGACCATTAATCATACGTTCACGTTTCTCAATACGCTCTGGTTTAAAAGATATTTCTTTTCTACCGTGGTCAGATAGTACTATAAAATCATCCCCTGCAGTAGCGGCATTTACTTCATATCCTTGTGGAACATAAACATTGTTAGAAATTATTGGTGGGGCATCTGACCATAACATAGCCTGTGGTCTTTTATATTTTTTTCTACCTGCTAAATATACACTATCTGTCATTATAGAACATTGCTCCTAAGTCTTTGTGAGTCAACTCTCTTAATCTGTCTAAGAACTGCATCTGCAATATCGTTGGCATCTGAAGAGTTTGCGTTAACTGTAATACTATAATTATACACTGATTCGCCAACCGATGTTCCAGAATTCATTGAATTAAGTTTATCTATTCCAATACTATCTACCGCTGCTTTTCTAACTACAAATTCTCCTGGGGTAAGCATAGCAGGAACAGTATCAGTTCCATAAATACCTCCACCAATAGCATAGCCTTTTGGAATAACCATACCACCAGAAGCAAAACCTCCCCAAGACCTAACTTCTTTATTTGCAATATCTGTCTTCTTTGTCGTTGCATTAAGTCCAACCGAACCCAAATCTATGCCTTGTTGAATCAATGTTGGAATTTGGTCAATGGCATCGTTTGTTTGCTTATGTCTGTTAAACATAAAAGCAACTTTTTTATTATACGCAGTATATACTGTTTGAAGTTTTGCCTTGTTGTCTGGTGTCATATCTTTCCATTTAACATTTCCAACACCTAGTTTACCAGCAGCATCTTTATACGCCTTTTGTTTTGCCAAATAATCTGCTAACTCTGTATTATATGATGTAAATCTATTTTTTATAAGATTAATTACATTTTTAGTTTCTTCTGGTAAGGCATTCAAAAGATTTTCTGATGCTTCTTTACCAGCAGCACTATTTAGAATATTTGCCATTCCAGTTGGGTCATAATAACTTTCTACGGTATCTTGTAATCCTACAAGTTTTGCAAAATCTTTTGTAAACGCTGCTCTTTGACTTTCTTTTACATCTGCATAAATAGATTGCATATTTCCACTTCTAACTGCGTTAGAAAGTTTGTATGCGTCTAGTTTGTAAGTGCTTGCTGCAGATACCTGTGCTGCAGTTGAAGCAGTGTTTGCCTTAGTTGCCTCTGCTTTAAGACCTGCAGTAGATGCTGCCTTTTTTAATTTTGATAGTTCAGCCGCTGACGTTTCAGGTTTAATTAATTTACCTTGGTCATTATATTTACCATCTTTACTAATTTTTCCTTTAGCATCATATTTTGTTCCAATAGGATTACCCTTAGCATCTTTTTTAGTATCCTCATCTTTATTGCCGCTAGAATTGGAACCACTAGAACCAGTAGTAGGATTATATGGTTTTATAAGAGCCAAAGCCTTTCCATCTTTAAGAATACTAGCCATGTGCTTTGCAGATTTAAGAGCATTTTGTTCAATGTTGTATTGATATTGTTCTTCTTTAAGTTTGTACCCTGCAATTTTTTCAGCATTACTCTGAAGAATTGCTTCAAGTTTTGTGCGGTCAGTCAGAACACCATTGATTCTGACCTCAACCCCTTCAAGTTCTATCTTCCTAGCATTTTCAATGCTATCTTTTGCATCATTCAATGCTTGCTTCTGGTCATTTTGTTTTGCTTGCAAAGCAGCCCTGGCTGCAGCAGCAATATCACCTTTTGACAATGCGTCAGCCAGTGTGAGAGTGTCTTGCTGTCTTTGATTGTTCTTTTCTTGAATCTTACCAATCTCGTCAAGAGCCTTTATACGTTTGTCGTACTTATCATTAATTTTCTTTTCTTTATTAGAAATTACATCAAGACCAGCCTGATACAATTCGTTGTCTTTTGCTAATCGCTCTGCTGGAGTTGCAAGAACATAGGTAAGACCAATCTCACTAGCATCTTTAATTTCTTTTAACTTCTTTAAAAGTGCTCCAGCATTAGCCCTTAACTTACCAGTCTTTTTATCAACAATTCTGTTCTGCTCTTCTTCAGTACCATTCATAAAGTCTCTAATAATTTCTGCATCCGCACCCTGAGCCTTCATCAATACTGCTATACCACCCATTTGCTTGACTGCTGCATTTCCGTACTTCATAATTGCTTTATAAGAATCATTCCAACCAGTAGTAAGTTTTTGCTGCCAGTTGTTTGCTTCACGAAGCATCTTCACATATGGGTCAAGGATGGATGGGTCTGGTCCTTGCTTTTCATCATTTGTATCATTAGGGTCTACTGTTAAGTCTTGTAATGCTCCTGCTTGTGTAACTCTTTTTGCTTCAGAAAATGCATATTCTATTTTATATGTTTCAAGAAGTTTTGTATCGCTCATGTTAATATCTTTTCGAGCAGTAGAAGCCCATAATTTAATTGCTGGTATTAGTTCTTTATCTGCTTTAATTAGTGAATTAAATTCTGTTGTAAAAATAATTTTATTCTTTTTATCTTTAAGTTTATTAAAGTAACCAGACACTTTGCCATCTTTCATGGCTTTTGCCAATTCCGAATTAGTTCCAGCAACAGTGGTAACTGTATCAACGGTTATTGTTGTTTTCTTACCATCCAATTCTTTATATATTCTATCTATTTCTTTTGCTTCATTTAAACCTTTACCTGCATAATATTCTTGAACTGCTTTCTTGCTAGTTTCATCCATTTCAAATACACCAGTTGTTTTGTTTGTTAATTCTAGAGCACTTGCTGTTGATGCTATTTCTTCTGATGTTTGTCCTACCTGATTATTTATAAGTGCAGTACCCTGTCCTCTATCCATGCTTCCTGCAATGCCAAGTAATTGATTTATTGCAGTTGGGTTTGTTTTAAGTAGTTCAAGTAGTGTATCTCCAGAAATATTCATATTCATTGCATTTTGCATTTGTGTTGTTCCAAGAGTTTTTGATGCAAGTAATTGAGTAAAGAATATTTCTTGTTGGTCACTAAAACCACTAAAGTTTTGAACAGCATCACCAACAGCCTTTGCGGTATCTTGGAATCCAGTATCTTTATATGCTTCTGTCAATGCGTCTCTAGCAGCCTGTGCTGTTTGACCAGTATTTCCAGTGCTGACTATGTTGTCAAAAAGAGTCTGCATTGTTTGCTGAGTATATGTTGTTAAATCTTGCTTATCTTTATCTGTTGCTTTTTCATTTAACGCTAAAGCATCTGTTGCAGACTGAATTGCATTCATTGCAGCAATAGTTGATTCATTTACTGCAGAACCCTTTGTTGCATCATCTGCGTTTGTATTACTTATTGTTGTAACTGCATCCAAAGCAAGTTTTATAGAATTTTTAGAAACACTTAGTGGTGTTCCATCTGGTCCAAAAAGACTAGTTATTTTTGCATTGATGTCAATACCAAATTGAGTATTTTTAATTTGCTTTGCTAGATTAGCAACAATACTTCGTGCCTGTGCTGGTGAAAGGATTCCTTGAGCAATTGCTGTGCCCATTTGAGACAAAACTAATTGTGATGTTGCTTCTGGACTACCACTCTTTAATGATTTTCCTGCTTGTTCCGATAATGCTTTTCCAGACTCTGACTCCATGTAAGATTCACCAAATGTTTTTTTACCTGGCTGGATATAGAAGAAACTGCTCGCAGATGTTTCACGTCTCTTATCCATAAGTTCTCTAGCACCAACTTTTTTAGTAAACTCTGATAACTGAGCCATCGCCTGAGTTGATGCACCAAGTACTCTTACATTCTTTGCAGATGCATCTCTAAGTTCTTTAAAGTGTGCTTCTAACTGACCTGCAATAGTTACCACCGCCATCAAGCCACCGACAACCATACCAGCAGGTCCAGGAATCATAGACATAGCGGATGTCATAGCACCAATAGCAGGTAGTGCTGCTTGAGCACCCTTACCAATATCACCAGGAACCTGAGTTAGCAAACCAGCCAAACCAGAAGCACCATACATCATTCCTGTGGCTTTTCCTGTAAATTCATTTCTAGTAATCAATGACTTAAGACCTTTAGGCTTTTTAACTGTCATATTGTTTTTTTCTAGATATTCTTGTTCTTTTCTATTAATATATTCATCATTTTCCTGAAGTCTCTTCTGGTCTTTTTCATCTAATTGAACTTTTGCTCTTAACTGTTTATTTTCTTGTAGTGCTCTATCATACTTCTTAATTGACAAAGACAATTCTTCTTCTAGATTTTCCTGAGTAATCTTTAAAGTTTTTTCCTGTGTGCTATCAACACCAAGCATCTTATCTGCAAATTTAGACCACAAAGAATTACTTTGAAGTTTTTCACCAGCAGAATCTACTTTGCTACCCAACTTTTTAGCCCATCCACCAAAACTAAATTTTTGAACAACACCACCATCTTCATATCCAGGAATAACACCGCCCTTAGCATACCCTGGCAAATTACCAGAAATCATCTGCTGAATCATAGGGCGATGTCTAGCAGCCTGAGCAGCAGGAATAACAGCCTCACCTGGAGACAGCATGGCAGGAACTACATCGCCAGCACCCTTCGGTCCTGGAACTGAAAATACTCCATCAGCAAAGAAATATGGCTTTGGCTTTGTCTTTTGTCCTGGAACTCTGTATGGGTTTGTGCTCATTCCTTTAAAGAAAGTTTTTGCAGGTATTCCGTTTACAGTAAACTCACTTACCTCTTTACCCCAGTCATCTTCATAAATCCATTCCTGAAGAGATTGCAACATTGCTATTTTGTTTCTAGCAATTCCAGAATATACCTCTTGTCCTCCATATCCTAAAGAGTATTTTTGATACCCTGGAAGTTCTCCCAAAATAGGTTTTCCATTTACAAGCAAGTCATCAAAAGTAGGTAATCCAATTCTTTTGTATTTACCAGTTTTTTTACTAAATACAGATTTTCCTATATCACCAAATTCACCTTGAGTTATCATTGTAGCAATTTGTGCAAGTTGGTCTAGGTCATATGTTCTGTTCCAATCTTCAAACTTAAAACTCTTTAATCTTGAAGATGTGAAAACTTTTTTATTTGCCTCTGGCTTAGTATCATCTGCACTACTATACATCATTCTAGATTTAGGTAACCATTTAAAATCATTTTCAGAAACAACTCCACCACCTGCATACCCTGGAATTACTCCACCCTTATTTAAATGAAGTCCAAACATTGCCAAAACTATTTTTGCAAGTTGTCCTAAACCACTAGTAGCAGCCTTGAATCCTAATGGATTAGTTACAGCCATACTACCTAATCCTGCCATTCCTGCAAGACCAGCATACGCTAAACCTTGTGCAACTTCACCAATTTTTTCTGGAGCAGCCTTTGCTATCTTTTTTGCTTTGTATCCCAATGTTTGTTGTTCTAAGTATTCTGCACTTCTAGCAATCTGATTATCAAGAGCCTCATCGCTTCTCAAACGCATCAGTCTATCCATAGATGCTGTATTTAGTCTTTCTCTTCCGTTATAACTAGCCTCTTTGGATTGTGCTAATGCAAGAGCAAATTGTGGGTTAGATTTAATTGATTGAATAACTGCATCATCTGATAATCCTTGTTTCTTTAAATCAACTAGTTCAAGTAGAATGTTGTGTTTTAGTTCTGCATCAGAATATGAAGACTTCTTTTGTCCCATACCAGGAATACCAAAACTTCCCTTGGCATATCCAGGAATGATACCGCCCTTAGCAAGTTCAATAGGCAAAGTCTCTTCCCACTCAATGACCTTTTCTGTTCCGCCACCCTTCTTAAAAGCAGCAATAGCATCTTCATATGCGTATAGGTCTGGATAAACTTGTTCCATCTTTAGACCATTCTTTTGTAGTCCTGGATGAACCACACGCTTTTCATCTACAGAAGCAAGATACTCAAATAGTTCCATTGCTGTCTTATATGCTTCAGTATATTGTCCATCTCTATGAAGTTTAAGAACTGACTCATATTTTGTTAATGACCTGTCTTTGTATGCTACTGTACCAGCCTCGTTCGAATAAGTATCTGAACCAACCACTTGAGAACGATACTGTCCAAGTCTAGAAAGTAATGCTTCTTGTGGTGCTGGAACTGCTCCTGGAGTTCCTCCAGAATACCCTGGAACCATTCCACCCATGTTATATCCTGGGATAACTCCACCATTGGCAAGGAAATATGGTTTTGGTTTTGTCTTTTGCCCTGGAACTTTATATTCATTTAAAGATAATCCCTTGAAGAAAGTTTTTGCTGGTATTCCATTTACAGTAAAGTCACTTGCTTCTTTACCCCAATCATCCGCATAAATCCATTCTTGAAGAGATTGCAATATTGCTATTCTGTTTCTAGCAAGTCCAGCATAGACCTCTTCTCCTTCATATCCCAGGGAATACTTCTGATATCCTGGAAGTTCTCCTAATAATGGTTTTCCATTTACAAGTAGGTCTTCAAAAGTAGGAACACCAATTCTCTTATACTTACCACTTTGCTTGTTAAATACAGACTTTCCTATACCACTAAACTCACCTTGAGTTATCATTGTAGCAATTTGTGCTAGTTCATCTAGGTCGTGTGTACGACCCCAATCTTCAAATTTAAAACTCTTTAGTCTAGAAGAAGTGAAAACTTTCTTATTAGCATTTGGCAGAGTAGATGACTCATTAGAATATTGTCTTTCTCTATCTGACTTAGGGAGCCACTTAAATTGTCCAGGGAATTTTTCTTCAATAGCATCTCTAGGTACTTTAGAGTTTGAACGAATATTATCGGTTCCTTCGGCATACCCTGGTAAGTTACCAGCAATCATCCCCTGAATAAGTCCACTATGCTTTGCTGCTTGTTTAGCAGGAATAACTGCTTCGCCAGGCGACAACATAGCAGGTACTACATCTCCAGCACCTTTTGGACCAGGGACTGAAAATGTACCATTAGCAAAAAAGTATGGCTTTGGCTTTGTTTTTTGACCTGGAACTCTGTATTCATTTAAAGATAATCCCTTGAAGAATTGTTTTGCAGGAATGTTGTTTACAGTAAAGTCTTTTGCGTCTTTGCCCCAGTCATCTTCATAAATCCATTCCTGAAGTGACTGTAGCATTGCTATTTTATTTCTAGCAATTCCAGCATATACTTCTTCACCGTCATATCCTAAAGAATATTTTTGATACCCTGGAAGTTCTCCCAAAATAGGCTTTCCATTTACAAGTAAATCATCGAAAGTAGGTAATCCAATTCTCTTATATTTACCAGTTTTTTTACTATATACAGACTTTCCTATATCACTAAACTCACCTTGAGTTATCATAGTTGCTAACTGTGCTAGTTCATCTAGGTCATATGTTTGATTCCAATCTTCGAATTTAAAACTTTTTAGTCTTGAAGATGTAAATACTTTTTTATTAGCATTTGGTTTAGTTTCATTCTCATTGTAATGCATCATTCTTGATTTAGGAAGTTGAGTAAACGCTCCTGGGAATTGCTGTTCAATAGCATCTAAAACTCTTGGAGTACCCTTAGCAAGAGCAAGTGGGTCAATAACTTTAATTCCAAGTTGGCTAACAGAAGCACGAGTTTCTGGAAGGTCATCGTAAAACTCTTCGATATCATACCACTGCTGATACTTAGAAGTTTTGTCATACTTCATCTGTTCTGGTTTACGATAATCTTTGCTTGCTCTAGAAATTAGTTTTACACCATTTGTGTCAATACCCAATTTTTGCAGGGTATCCAGTGTAACAGCATCATAAGACTGTGGTCTTGCAGTCATAAGAAGAATCTTGTTACCACGAATCTGAGCATCTTTTAATCTTTGAATAGCGGCAGGAATACCTTTAGGGTCTTTGGCTACTTCTTCCCACCAGTTGAGTCTTTGCTCTTTAGGTAAAGCCTTGTTTCTTTCTTGATGTGCTGGCATGAATGATGCTAGGTCAAGTAGTGTGTCATCTACGTCAAATACTGATGCTTTAGGCTTTCCTGTTCCTCCTGGAACAATACCACCAGCAGCGTATCTAGCAACACCTTCAAAGAATCTATCTGCATTTAAATTAGACTCTTCTGAATTTTTTCCAGCAAAATATTCTTTATTTTTTAGTAATTCAAAGTTTGGTATTGCATTAATTGGATTAATCCTAAGAGTGTTTCCACCTCTTTGTGTTCTATATGTTTGCCATCCACCCTGAGTTAATGCTTCTGGTGCTGTATCTGAATCTCTCCATTGGAATGGTTTACTTCCTCTAGCAGTTAGCAACGATTCAATTTCGTTCATTGCTGCTAATTCTTGTGGTGTCTGTTTTCCTTCAAATTTAAAAGGAGTAGATGGATTTGTTCTAGCACGACTAATTGTATTTAAAATTTGTTGATAAGTTTCTGGACTAATGTTATCCCATGCTCCAGGAACAGTTTCTTCTCCTGCTTGAGCAAACCTTCTTGCATTAGCCATTGTTCTATGCTTTAATGCACTAACTAGTTTTCTAACCTCTTCTGGACTAAGGTCATTGGCAAATGTTCCTCTTGGAATAAAGTTTGCTTTTGATGGTTCGAAAGCACTAGGGCTTGTCGCACTCATCCTGAATCTTTCTAAGGTTTCTTCTGATACTTGTTGTGGTCTACCTTGGGCATCTGTATTAGCAGAAATATCGTAAAAGACTTTGCTCATTTGTTCATTTGTTCTAGCATTTCCACCTGCTAATGCTTCTTGTGCAATTTGATTTGTTGACTTAACTACTCGTCCCTGTGAGTCTTTTTGAGCAGGTGCTCTCATTATGCCAACTCTTTCTGCTTGGTCACGAATAAATCTAAAGCCTCCTCCCTCTAAAATTCCTGCAACAATATTACCCAAACTTTGGTCAGTGACTTCTGCTGTAGGATTTTGCAATACTGCAGAAACAATATTAGAATCTAATGTATTTAACATTGTGTCTACAGTTGACTGATTCATAAATGATTCAGACTTCGGGTCAGCATAATCACCAACATGAGAATATAGTTTTAATTTATCAAATTTTCCATTAAACATTTGCCAGACGCTTGCAAACTCTTGTCCATTAGGACGTGCTAATCTACTATCCTTTTTTATTCTTTGGTTTAGTTTTGTTATCATTCTTGCAGTGACATTACCCAAAAGCAAGAAAGGACTTCTATCTAATTTTTCTGGGTCTACTCTAAACCCAGTATCTCTACTCATTCTATCTATGGTTGCATCTGAAATTGCTTGGGTTCTACGTCCAGTTCTAGGGTCTCTGTCATTTGGACTTGAAATTTCGTTAACTATGTGAGTGTCTTGAATTCCAAAATAAGTATCAATTTCGTCATCATTAACTTTTCCAAGATTTTTTTCGTATGCAGAGTTCTTATCTGCCTGACTCATTTCCTCATATTTATTTTTTGGAACACTAGGAGTTCCAACAGAATATTGTTTTGGTTTTACCGCAGAATGCATTACTTGATACTTAGCCCAGTCAACAGACATACCTGCCTGAAGTCTTTGCTGCATATCCATATATGCTTGCTTTTCTTCTGGAGAAAGATTACCAAAGCCAGCAATAGTAGCCTGAAGTCTTGGAGCAACTGCTTGAATCTCTGCCTTAATTGCTGCATCGTATTCTGCAGGTGTCATGCTCTTAGCAATTTCTGATGTTGATTCAGCGAAGAACTTCTTAGCACCACCCTTTACACCAAGTAGGTTGATAATGGCTTGCTCTTCCATTGAATTAATTTTGCCACCAAGTTTACGTTTACCTGATGCTGTTTGGAATACCCCAGAAGTACCAACATCTGCGAGAATGTTTTCTCCAAGATTTCCAACACCAAGGTCCTTATCTCCACGAAGAAGAGAAGCAACAAGTTGTTTAATATAATTATCCTTGCTGAAAGTTTTTGGAACATCTGCTAGTCTTTCATCTACTGGTGATTCAAGAACTAGGAACTTTCTCTTATTGTCTGGGTCTGTTGGGTCCATCATTACACGAAGTGCTTGTTGTGGTGCTACAAGACCGTGTACATCACGAGCAATGGTTGTTCCTCTAATCTCTGCCATTGCAGAAACTAAGTCCATCTGTGGCTTTACAAATACCTTAGTGCCATCTGGCTTTTCGTATACCCCACCAACACCAAACGCAGGGAAAGAGTGACCAGTTGTTGGAGAAATTTGTGTTCCATAATTAGTTGGTGGAGTTTGACCATAAGGACCTGCAGCAACTTCATCGCTGATTTCCTTCATAGTCTTACCTGTTCTTACAAGACCTTCAGTTTGTTTTTCGGTAAGTGGTCCAATAGTGCTTTGACGCATACCAACACCAGTAGTACCACTTTCAAATCCAGGAAGATTTCCTCTAACCATGCCAGCAATTACAGGTGCATATTTTCTTGCATGTTTTGCAGGGATAACTGCTTCTCCTGGAGATAGAAGAGCAGGAACAATATCTCCTGCACCAGCAGGACCAGGAACCATAGATACACCATTAGCATATTTCTTAGGTGTTGCACTTGGGTCTCCAACTGGAACACCTGGTATACCAGCGTAACCCTGTTGTGCTTGTACTGCTTGACGATATGCTTCTGTAAGTTTATTAACTGCTTCAGTTTCTGAGGTAAATGTTTGACGAAGTTTAGCGTGGGCTTGGTCAAGAGAGTCAGCAATTGCAGCAGCCCTTAGTTGTTCTGTTGTCATGTATGAAGTTTGTTCACCAAGAACATCTGATGGCTTAGTTGTTTTATTAATGAAAGCCTTAATATTTGTGAAGAGTTTCATAATGTTTGCAATACCGTTTGCAATCAAACCAAACGTCATCAAAAGAACTGGACCAATACCTGCAACAACAGTAACTAATACCGTTATAAAACTTTTTGCACCTTCACCTAGGTTATTAAATCCATCTAGAATTTTTCCAACAAATTCAACAATTGGGGTAACAGCCTTTAGGAATGCTTCTCCAACTGGTGCAAGTTTTGCTTGCATATCTTGAAGAGATTTTTGGAACTTAAACATTGGAGAATCTGAAATCTTTTTCATTTCTCGTTCAGATAGGATTGCTAACTCTTCTGCTGAGTTTTTAGATAGTTCTGCAACCTGCTGTGCCTGACTACCCTCTGCAATTACGTTTTGAAATAGTGTAGACATACGAGAAAACTGGAATTTTCCAAACATTTGCTCAATAGCACGAGCACGGTTTAGTGGGTCAAGTGTATCTAAGGATTTAGCAAAATCAACGATTGTCTTTTTTAGGTCACCTTTATTGTTTTCAACAATTCCTTTAATATTAATGCCAAGTTTTCCAAGGAACTCGGAAGCCTTAGCACTAGGATTAATCATAGATGCAAGACCAGACTTAAGTGCGTTAGCACCTTCAGATGCGTTAATGCCACCTTCCTTCATTGCTGTAAGGAAGAACGCCAGGTCTTTAACATCTCCACCAAGTTGCTTTACAACTGGGGCTGCTTTTGGAATAGCAATAGTTAGGTCATCAATGCTTAGTGTTGTCTGGTTTTCTACTGCGTTAAGGAAGTCAATATTTTTTCCTAGGTCATCGGCTGCAATACCAAAAGCATTTGTAAGACTAATTGTTGTCTCTAGTGCTTTCTGTTGGTCTACCCCACCGAGAACAGAAAGTTTTGCAGACTGGTCAATTTGCTGTAGTAGGTCTGTACCAGTCTTACCCATAGCGGCTGCTTGAGCAGCCATATCCATAGTATCTGCAACAGCAACACCATATTTTGTAAACTCATTTGCAAGTGCTTGAACAGACTTAACCATTTTATTGGTCTCTGTTGTTGTAGTATTCATGTCTCCATAAACACGCTTAAACTTAATAGAGGCTGCTTCAATTTGCATATATGACTTAGCAGCGGCAGAACCCATTAGGGTAAGTGGAATTGTAAAACCAACCATCAACTGGCGACCAGCCCATTGGGTATTCTTACCAAAGTTTAGAAGTTGAGTAGAGCCTTGCTTCATCAACTGGTTAAAGAGTTGCTGTTTTTGAGCAGCAATCTGTGTCTTTGTTGCAAGACTATTCATGTCAAGTGCAAGTGGCTTTACAGCAATAGCCTTCATTGCACCATTAGCATCACGACCAAGTTTAATATATTGGGTTTGAACTTCTTTTACTCGTTCAATTGCTACTTGCTGGATAGTGGCAAATTCTGATTTAAATAATTTACCAAATGTTTTAGATGCTCCACCAGCATAGCGAAAATATTCGCCAATTCCCATTTTGTTTTTTTCAAGTGCTTCTGTAAAAGACTCTGCACTTGTTTTAATGGTTTTTATATTTGCCTGGAATTTTCCAGTTGCATTAATAGAGGTTACAAGATTTTGCTGCATTGCAGCAGCAGCCTGTGCATTTGCTGCACCTGCTTTTCGCATTGCTTGCTGAAAGGCTGATATTTGTTCCTGAAGTAACTTAAGTTGAGCCAGAGCATCTGACGTATCTATATTTACTTTTATGTTGGATTCAATATCAGCCATTCAACTACACCGCTTTACTAGCCGATTAAACCACCCATTAGCGAAGCATCGCTAAGTCTAATACCAGATGCCTCTTCGACAATCTTGTATACGGTTGGTAGGTCCAAAAGTTCTTCTAGAGACTTTGAATCCTTGGCAATTTCTGGAGCATATTGCTGAAGAGCAATCTGTACACACTCCATGAGAAGTGTCATTGACTTCTCGTTATCATCTGCCACATCTGCGATACCCTCAAATTTCTTCATAAAAGGTCGTAGAAGTGAGATTTTTAGTGGTCGTACTGAGATAGTTGTTCCATCTAGTAGTTCTACAGTTTTTGTTTCATTGATAGTTGTAGACATGAATCCTCCTTAAGGTTCTATATAATTATAGCATAGAATGCTTTCTTACATTACTTCATAATCAAGACCCATGCCTATACCAAATCCAGCCTTAGCGGCACGCTGTCCTTGATAAGAGATAATATCATTAGGGTCGCTAGTTGCACCATTGGATGCTACCCTGGCTTTCATTGCTTCCCAAGGGTCTACTTCTTGTTTTCCGCTGGCTTCATCTAAGTCTACCCCTTGCATGGCAGCAAGAAACTTCTTTTCATTATAATCAAGTTCTCTAGTTGTTTCCAAGATTGCCATTAGTTCTGGCATAGATATATGAGATTCTAGTTCATCAAAGTTTTTCCAAATACCCAAAACAAATATTTCAGATTCAAGTTTAACTAGGTCTAGTGTTTCCCACGAATTCTCTTTAATTGGTTTAGTTGCTTGATTACTAGAACCTGAATCTGTTTTATCTCCATTAATTTTAATTCCTGCACAATGTTCTATAATCTTATAGATTGTTTGAAGGTCAACAATATCTTCAACATCATCTATAGTTTTCGCTACTGGATAAAATTGTTTCATTGCTATTCTTACACAATCTGTTAAAACTCTAACAGATTCGTCATCATTTGTTGAAGAGTGTATCGTGTCAAATTTTTCCATAAACTCTTTTAAATATTTAATCTTTAATGGACTTATCTCTAAGATTGTTCCATCCACAAGTTGTATTTCGTTTATTTCATATATTTTAGTAGGCATACTATAAGTATACCAAAAGAAACTGCCCCAGGAATCCCCAGGGCAGTCTCAACGATATTCAGTTATTATTTAGTTTTAGAAGGTTCTATCTACAATCTTTCCATATGAACCTGAGTCATCTGGAAGTAGACGGAAGTTAACTTCGAATGCAGTTGCTGAATCACGCTTTGCTGATACTGTTACTGAATCGATTGAAACAGCACGGTATGCAATGTAGACACGCTCTGCTGCGTCCGATGTAGTAGGGCTGGTTGAGTCAAATCCGTCCTTGTTCAAAAGACCTGGACCAACTGCAATAATACCACGCTCTACTGGGTAATCTCCCAAGTCTCCTGAGTTAATGTCTAGAACTGACTGTGTGACTGCTGCCACACCTGCACTAGTTGTAGTCAAAGTTGCACCTGATGTAATTGAAGCCAAGTTACCAACTGTAAGTTGGGTCATGTTGGTCAAGTTAGACAGGTATGTAACCTCAGAGATTGTTGAAATTAGGTTTCCAAGACCTGGCTGATAGTCAACGTCCTTACCAGCAATTGCTAGAAGTAGGTTTTCTAGTGTTGCTTCAGCAAGAGTTGTCTTCAGTGTTACCTTCATACCCTGCTTGAAAATCTTAGCAGTATCTAGTAGTTGGTCTACCATAACTTCACCAAAATCTGGAGCAAAGGTAATCTCAAGACCGTTGTTGGTATAACCAACGTTACGGAACTGAGTAGCGTAACGGTCTGTTAGAGAAGTCTTGTAAGACTCACCACCAACGAAACCTGGAATTGTTGTTGCACTCAGTGACTGTGAATCTCTTGTCACAAAGAATGCTGCTGCACCAACGATAATGTTGGCATTTGTACCTCTTGTATATCCCATATTTTTCACCACCTTTCATTGTGAGAATAATCGGGCTTTGTTTCCTCTATATAAGTATAACACGGTTTTAAAAATTAATCTTGTTGGAGCATTGTATAGTCATAATATATGACTAGTTTGTTACCGCCATACGTTCTTGCTGTAGCAAAATTGATAATATCTCTAGTTTCTTGAAGTTGAAATACTTTAAAATTGTGAAATCTAAAGTTTGGCTGGATACTTTCTCCTTCTACCAATATAGAGCCTTTTCTTGTGCACCATTCATTGAGTTCTTCTGCTGACTCATCTTCACGGTCAAGAAGTCTATTTACTTTTTCAGTAATCTTAATCATGTTAATAATTGAATTTTCGGCAGTAGCATAGAAATAGTATAGTAGTTCTTCACATTTGATATGTGGAAAAGGCGATTTACGCATACGGATAAGTCTGTCATATGTACACATAACTCCACCTGGAGGAAAGAATTCTGTGACATCATTAATTGTTGATGGGGTAGTTGGGAAGAATGGAACTGTATCAAATCCAAGTCCTTCTAATTTTTCTTGTAGATAGGCATTGACCCATAATACAGGCGTGTTTAAGATAGATGTTTTAGTCATTATTCTATTTTACCACCTTTTGCTGCCCAGCGATATCCAACCTGAAACCCAAGACCTTTTCCTCCACCTTTAATTCCAGAATTTAAATTATCTTTATATGGTCTAGGATTGTTAAAATGTTCAGTTATTCCACTAGTCATAATATATGATTGAGTAAAATAACTTTCAAAAAAAGTTTTTAATGTTTCTTCAAAACTACCAGCAACGCTATCTCCACCAGGTCTAGAAACAAGTGTTGGCTTTTTTGTAAAAACAACCTCTCCATCTTTCTCAAATCTTAAAACACCATTTGGCTTTGGCTTGATAATAATTGGCATACCATTCTCCATGATGTTAGCCTTATCATAGAATGGTTCTGTTGAATTGTTTGAAAATGAGGTGGATTGTGAAAAAGTATAGTTAAATGATAAACTATTTTTTCCAACAACAACATAGTCTATATCAAATAGCCTTGCTTCTGGAGAACCAGTTTGATACCATTCATAAACGTGATGTAGACTTTCTGGACTTATTCTAGCGTTTGTGTCTATAAAGTTTTTCAATGATTCTATAACTGATTTACCAAGGTTATCCATAATAACTGGTTTTGCTTCTTCTACCCCATCTAAAAAACCTATAGAATAGTTAACCAAATTCTTTAAATCTTTTTGAAGGTTCTCTATCTGAAAAGAAACTATCATAGGTCAACAGCCTGATTTTCTGAGCGTCTAAGAATAACTTTGTAATATTCCACTTTTCCAAATGGACCAACAATTGGATTGATAGTGGCAATTTCAAATAGTGTGGCATTACCAGAGCGTGGTCCTGCACTTTCACTATAAATTGATTCACCGTCTTTGCTACGAATATTAGTAACAACAATGTTTGTAATAGAATATAATGATTCATTACTTGATACTGTTAGGTCATTCCTTACTCTACCTATAATAGCATTATCAATATTAATGTTTGCTTCTGTTCCAACGTCCTGCTTAAACTTGCTACCGCCAACATTAAAGAAACAGGCTATAGTCTTATCTAGAACCCATTGCTTTTTAAGGTTTCCATATGCTCCAGTTTCAACGATTGGATAATAAATATCAGCAAGTAGTGGGTATGTGAAGTCAGTTGTTTCGCATATCATTATAGTATTGATGGCTTAAATACATTGCCCTTGTAGTTGTTAAGAATCTTATCAACGAGCATGTTGCCAGTTCCCTCCAAAAATTGTGGGGCAAATTTAATATCGAATTGGTCTGTACTATATTGTGTAACAAATCGTTTGTAATAATCGTTTGAACCACACTTTAATTCTTCAATAAGAATTGTTGCAGCCCTTTCGACATCTGGTGGAATAGTCTTATATCCAGCATCTAGAATAAAAGTAAAATCGCTACCTTCTGGGAATGCAACATATCCACTAATTGCTCCAGAATATAGACCTAGGTCTCCAGAGGCTGATGGAAGCCTTAGCGGTGTAGATTCATTTCTATTATAAAATCCATTTGCTTCTACCCTAGCGATTGCTGAATTATCAAGCAATGTCTTATATTCGTATTCCCAAACTCTAAGAACGCTACCTGCTGTAGTAATATTTCCTGTTGTTGGGTTTGCAAAACTAAAAGATGTAGTTGTTGGAACTGCTGTAACAATAAATGTTCCACGGTATCCTGTTGGAATAACTGCAGAAATTGTAACGACATCTCCAATTTCATATCCGTGAGCAGTTGCTGTTGTTAGTGTAACTGTTCCAGATGATATTGTTGGAGTTTGTGTTGCAAGAGTGATAGCAACATCTTCACCATTATAGGTAAGAACATTGTTCTCATAAACTTTTAGAACTTTGTTGACATTGTGCCAAATAGGAAAATAATCTCCACCCTGTCCTTCTTTTACAATAACTAATTTATGATTATAGAAAGCATCTCCATTTGCAGAATGGTCTAAAATATATCCATCCATAATTGACCTTGCAATAATTTCCCATTTCTTATATTCAGCAATGTCTGCTGCTGTGGATGCCAAAGTATTTGGATTAACATACGGACGATAAACACTTAGATTATCATCGACAACAACTTCTCCAGTTGAGTCTGTTACCCTAAATAAAAATTCACGGTCAAACTGTACTTTTGAACGTGATAAAACATATGATATTTGTTTATTTGCATCAGATGTTAATGTTGTTGTTTCGTATGAGTGGTCCACCAAATCCTCAACATAAACAGAATATGCAGTATTTGCTGCTGGTACATCCCATTTAGTTGTGATTGGATATGGTGGAACTCTCAATACTTCCATTTAAGCAAATGCCTCCGCTACTTCGTCTGGTGTTGCTAGACGAATGCCTTTATGCTTTAGCCAAAACTCTACATGTCTTTTTGAAACAATATTGTATCCAATATTGACTTTTCCTGGTCCATCTGCATAAAGGTTGCGTGATGAAAAGATTGCAACTTTATTGTTTGCTGATTCTACTACAACCTCTTCTTTTTCTACCTTTGCTTTTTCAGCATTGGTAGTTGTTGAACCCATTACACCATCTTCATTGAATCCCAATGTAGGTGTATTCTTTTTAGGTTCTGGTGCTACAATTACATCTTCTACTACAACTTCTGCTGGTGTTTCTACAACGTCTTCAACAACGGTTTCAATTTCAACAGACTTTGTGGTAGGTGTCTTTTTTACTTCAGCCATGATAAATCCTCCTTAGATTTATTTCAATTATACCAGATAAATGTATAAAGGGGGCAGAGAAATTAATCCCTACCCCCTTCAAATGGTAATGCATTACAGAATTACTCTGTATCTGCATCTTGCCATGCTACTGCATCCAGTTCTTCCCATGCAATTCCAAAGCGAACGAATACTGTATATTCTACAGTGTCCTTCTTTGGTACATAGAAACGGTTTACAGTGATATCTCTCTGGAAGCCCCAAATACGGTTCTGTGGGAACGTTAGGTCAACGAATCCTGCAGGGTAGTAAGGAACTTCAAGAACAGGTACACCTAGAACACGAGTCTGACGTGCTCCACCAAAGGTCTGGTTTGCACCACCTAGGAACTCTCCACGAGAGCCTTCGGTAGAACCAATGTTAGCAATTACTGTACCGTTATTTCTAACAATATTAGCAAATGTATCTGTACCAGCATAGAACTTTAGTCCGTTAGTGATAGCACGGTATCTGCGAGGCATAGCCAAGATAAGTGCTTGCATTTTTTCAACTGTCCATTCTGTAACTGCAGACGCATTGGTAACCTGGTGAGCAGCACCAGAGGTAGAACCTGCTGGAGTTGCCCAAGTAGAACCCTTTTCCAAGTTAATGAATCCGTTCATAATGCTTAGGAACGAACCAGTTGAACCGTCACCGTTAATGGCTAGGTCTTCGATGTCGTTACCGAAAGCATTAGTCATAAGACGAACTAGGTGGTCCTCCAAAGCGGCACCCTCGATGTTATCTTCGAGTGACTCTGCAGAAACTTCCCAGTCTAGACGAATCTTCTTAGTAGTTAGTTCAACCTTTGAGAAAGTTGCACCAGTGTTAGTATAAGTTGAAACACCCTGGTTTGCAGCACGAATAACACGGTCGCCCACGTTAATCTTCTCCAATTCCATTGTATTTGCTCTCATCGTTACTCTGCGTCCATCTTGTGCAAGTGTGGTTGCGTCCCAAACATAGTCGATAAATCGTCTTGCCTGTTCAGGGCGTAGGATACCAGTACCTGGGTAAGTGTTGTTCGCAGTGCTAGATGGGTTTACACCATTTGCACCAGAGGTAACACCAAAGTTAGCGGTTGGGCTAGTGCTTAGGTATGTACCGTGTTCTGAGAAAGCAGCAGTTCCGTTTGTTGGGGAACCAGTTGCTCCGAAAGCACCTTCAGCGTTAGGAAAGTTCGAGACTGGACTAGCACCTGAAGGCATATTTTTGATAATTTCTTCTGACATTTTATTTTTCACCTCCTAGTGAGTTTATTTTAGTAAATCGGATGTTGTGAGGAAACTTCCGCCCCATACTGATTTTTCCACCAGTACTGGTTCCTGAATGACCTCTCCGAGGTCACCAGACTTACGGAAAGCGGTGTCTGCTTCTACAGCATCAATACGCTTTCCAAGATTGTTAAAGTCTGACTCTGCATCTGCAACCTTTGAGGTAACAAATCCGAGGGACTTCTTTAGTTCAGCAACTTCTGTCAATAGTGATGCATTTGCATCTGCTAGAGACTTTACAATTGCTGCAATGTCGCTAAAGGCTGTTGTAACTGTTGAGCCTAGTTCTGAAACTGCCTTAGCAATCTCTTCCTCTGGAACTGGAACAACTTCTTCTACAACTTCTTCTACATGTGTTGGGTCTGCTACTGGAGCGTCTTCAACAACTTCTTCTGTAGCAGGAGCGTCAACTACAACTTCTGCCTCTGGAGCGACATCTACTGATTCAACGTTTACGTTTTCATCGGTCATGTTATCATTCTCCTTTTTAATAATCTTAGAAGTATTAATGCCTTTAGCACTATCAACTAAGAACTTTACCATGTCAAGTTTATCATTGTCTGACTTCTCGACAAAACCTATGTTTTGCATTTGTGCTCCAGTAACTGGACTTAATGCTGAATCCTCTTCTGAGATTGTTACTAGTCCTGATTCTTTGTCCCAGAATACATTTTCTAGAACTGCTTCGGTACCCTCGCCAGTAATGGTGTCTACACCATCTACCTTTTCAACTGATAGGATGTTTGCAAACTGATTTGCAGGACTGTCAACTAGGGATAACTCAACCAAGTCGTAATCCTTAATAATTCTAATAGCGGAATCGCTCTTCTCATCGTAGCCATCATCCCACTTGTTCATCTTACCGCCAATAGAAAAGCCTGTGTATGTTCCATCTAGAACCTTTTCCCATGCATCCTGAGCACCCTTTGAAACGTATGCTGATACATAGATACCCTGATAGAACTTCTTTGTCTCTGGGTCAAAATACTTGTCTTCTTTGAATGCTACCATTTTGCCTACTGCTTTTGGTTGGTGCATCTCACGGATGTTACCACGGAATTTAGAGAAGGCTGATACAGATGCCTCTGGAGTAACGATATCATTCTGCTTGTCAATGTTATCAAGCGTGGCAAATCCAGATACGATTCTACGTTCTGCATCTACCTTAGTGAGAGGCATAGAGATACGGACATTATTTCCGTCAATGTTAAAATGTGCCTTCTGAATACTCATACTACTAATTATAGCCCCTTTTTATGAAAGTGTTATGTAATTGTTATTATACCACTTTTTTAGGAGGAGCGTCTCCCCTCGCCCTTTGGATTTCTACCAGCAGTTGTAGCAGCATTATCTGCTTGTGCCTGTTGGCGTTGTGCATCACGCTCTCTATTACCTGCATTATTTGCATTTGAATCTGCTGCCTGTCTAGCAGTTGGTTGAACCATAGAATCGCTTTCTGAGCGTTCTGGCAAGTTAAGAAGTTCACGAGCCTCGTTAGGAACCATAATCTGGTTCTTAACATAGTTAGTAAGAATCTGTGACTGAGCCAACTCATCAGTAAGAGTAAGTTCATTAAACTTAAATTCTAGAATATCTGTTTTTTCACGAATAATCTTATTAAGAATTTTTTCAAGATTACGTTGTGCTGGTCTTGCTACCTGTTCTTTAAATGTACGGTCTTGTGCTAGTGAGTCTGCAATTGTTGAAGAACTGCTACCACCTAATTTAGACAATGGAACTTGGTGGGCAACCAAAATATCATCACGATTCTGTTCACGGTATTTTGTAAATGAGCCTTCTTGAACACCAGCCTCAATAGGTTCCATCTTGAACTCAACCTTATTGTTTTCAGTATCTCCTGGAAGTGGAATGTAAAGAGTTCTGTGAGACTGTCCCTTAAGACCTGTCTGCAAGAAACGGAATAGTTTGTCTTCTGCTTCTTGTGTAAGTTGTGCACCCTTTAAAGTCACAATATAACGTGGAACAGCCTTGTTATTGAAATAGTCAATATTGTATTGTGTTGCAAGCATATCGCCTAGTAATGCTGGCATAGCAGCAATTACATCTGGAACACCATAAAAAGTATTTAGTGGAGAGTATTCTTTAATGTGGATAATCTCATTTGGTCTTTGGTCATCTGTAATATAGTTAACGTTCTTTGCACCAAAGTTACGAAAATAAACTACCTTGTTAGCAATAATTTGAACATACCCATCACGAAGTCTGCGAACACGCATTGTTGATGCAGGAATATGACCAATATAACCAATCTCCCCTGTAACTGTTCTACCAACTTCAATGTATCCATTGCCCATTGTATGAACATCTGTAAATACTTTTTCAAGGACGGATGAAAATGATTCGTCCTGGTTTAGGCTTTCTAGCCAATCTTTTAGTTGTACTTTAAGTCTTTCAATACGTTTACGAGCACGAGCCATTTGGTCTGCTGATGCTGCTTCTAGTTTTAGATTAGTTTTATCTGAAACAATAAAATCATAGCCAAGACCAACTGTATTTTCAACCTTGGCATCAATGGCAGCGTGGTTAGCAAATGAAGTGTCATAGTAGTTTGCTAGTTCGTAAAGATTGTATGGTGGGGTAATGACATCAAACAATGCATATGCATTACGGAATACTACACCAGGATTAATAGCATTTGAACGTGCTTCTCCAATACCCATTTGAATTGCACCAGCAGATTCTAAATATGCATCATCTCCCAAAGCCTTAACCATTCTAGAACTTCTACGTTTAAAGTTTGTTTGCATTCCAGAAAATGATTTAATTTCATCCCATGACTTAATGAATGGGTCGTGGTCAGCAAACTCGTTCTTTAGTACTTGTGCTTCATCTAGGCGAGCAGGAGTGTTAGCATATTCATAATAACTCACTAGTCATCACTTCCAAATTGGTCAAAAGTTTTCTTTGCATCGATAAGTGCACCGAGGTCTGTTTCTGAAGGAATGTATCCTTGAGCCATTCTATCAATCTGCTCACTGTATTCTTCATCCGATACCTTGCGAACATTGGCAAAAAATACTGCCTGACCATCTGGCTTTCCTAGCCAAGATGCCTCATTACGAAGTAGAGCAATTCTAGACTCATCGCCTCGCATTGAGTCAATTGATAATGCATTTCCTTCGTCATCTGTAAAAAATTTACCAGAACGTAACTGCCAAACGTAGATTCCATAGTCTGAAAAAGGCTCTTCTACGATAGAAACCTTTGTTTTACCAATTTGGTTGGGCATGACTTGACCAATATCTTTTGTAGTATCTATATTCATAACCACTAGTATACCACATTATGATACATTAGTGATATAAGTTTGACGAATTGGTGTGTTTAAATATGTATATCCTCCATCAATTATGCCTAAATTATTAGTTATACTTGTTTCTCCAACAATTCTATTTGTTCCAGTAAACATAGAATACATGTTTGTTGAGGATATTGCGTTTGGTCCTAAAACATTTTCCCATGAGCCAGTATCACTAACAACAGACCATTTATACGAGGTTATTGAGTTCCAGGTTGTGTTCCAGTTTATTAGACTATTTAACCAATAACTGTTATCAATAATAAAATTCCAACTATAAGGTGTTGTTGTTAATGGTGATTCCCAGGTAAATGATGTTATATCATTCCATGTTCCATCGGCAAACTTAAATTGATAATAAGATAAATTATCTATTGAAATTCCACCAATTAAATTAAACTCTCCTGTAATATCAAATATAAGTGGTTCTTTAAAAAATATTCCAAGCGTGTACCAACGATTTGTGTTTATTGTTGGAGAATTATCATGTTTTCCATTTATAAAATAAAATACTTTATCATCTGGTGTACCATTTAGTGAAGCAGAAATTATTGCAGTATCTCCATTTCCTGTTCTTGTTAAAACAACTTCAACGGTTTTATTTTTAGCCTTTATCTCAAAAACTTTTTCTGAGGCATTTGGAAATTTTGCATAAAAAGGAGAGGAACTAGTATCTAATTCTGAATTGTAAAATATTGATAATTGCAGCATACTTATATTTGCTGTATCGTTAATTGGAATTCTAATTCCACGGACAGTATTAGCAACTGTTTTATCAAATCCAACTAGTCTAATTCCAGAATCTCTGCTCATGTATGTATATGGATTTTCTCTTTTACTAATCAGAAATGGATTATATCCATTGTAGTTATATAATGATGTTGATGTATTATATGTATATGGGATGATTTCTGTTCCATATTTTGTTCCGATTGATTTTGTTGAACTTTCATCATATGCTTGTGATGATAGTTGCATTTTTTGAATTTGAATTAAATTATTTTCGGTATCTGCAACATTAAAATCTATATGTATAACTAGGTTATATTCTCTAATGTCTATGCCAGTTGGTGGGTAAATTATAAATCCATCTACTACCTCGTATTTTGTTGTTTCCCAAGATACATCTGGAATGACTGTTCTATCCAAACTTGGCTCTACATTTGTAGTGAAAGTAGAGTCTGGCTGATAGGAATTAAACACTGGCTCAAATGTTATATATGTTTTTATGTTTGAATTTTCATAATTATTAGTATCAAAGTATTTTTTAGAAGACACTGTTTTGTTTAATAGTGATGATTCATAATCAATGTTAAATTGAATAAAGTTATACGGATATACCGTGTCATTTTCTACTTTACAAAATTGTGACAAAGGAATTGCATTTTTCCAATATCCATTAGTAAATACACCTAGCCTATATCCAGTACTTGTAAAATTTAAATAATCTTGGTATGGCTTAATCTCATAACTACCTACAATGTCATTTGCTACTGAACCTGCTATAGTTAAAACATTGCTTCCGTCAACTGGATATGTGAATGTTCCAGATGATGAAACTAGAGATGAGCGTTTTGACAAATTTTCTTCTGTTAAGAATTTGACTGAATAAATATTAGCATCGCATGTTTGCGAAACAGTTAAGTCATCATCTCCACCAATATAAACAATTAAATCGGATTGGTTAGAGAAGAAGTTTTTTACATCTGCCCCACTTCCCTGCTGATTTTGTGTCAAACAATATGTTATAAAAGCATCTATATCTATGCCAATAATAAAATTAAAATTTGAAGAATATGAAATAAGATTGTTTGTGTTTTCTGAAAATATCTCGTATTCTGTTCCTGACTGATAATTTATTCTATAGGAGATTGTAGAATTATTTACAATTATAGAAAAATATTGATTTGAATTTTCCTTATTAACAATTTTGAATAAAACTTGGTCTGAAGTTGGTAATGAAGTATAGTATCCATGAATATAAAAACCTTTTGTTTGCTGAGTCATTATATTTAGTTTTTCAACTTGTAAATTTGATATTGCAGTAGACATTGTTCCAGATTTTAGGTTAAATACTGTTCCAGAAATTGTGCTTTCTAAATCAGTAATGATTTTTGTATCTGAGTTTAGTGTTGCTTTGTTATATTGATAATTAGATATATAGTTGTTATCGACTACAACGTTGTCTGTTTTTGATTGTTTCCAACTGGCATTTGAAGTGTAATTGTAGTTAACAGCATATTTAGATTTAGAATAATCAACTACTATAGACTTTCCATTAAAGTTTCTAACTACGTTATCTGGAAAAGAAACTCCATGTCCAAATCCAAATCTTCTTAAAGCCTGGACGGTATCTATCTGATAAGTGTATGTTGATATGCAGTCATAAGTACCCTGCCCAAATGAAAGATATTCCGTATCTGTTAATGTGTTCAAGTCTGTGTCTGATAGTGATAAATATATCAAATCTTCTCCATTTACTATCAGTTTAGATGAATTTGAAGTATTTACAATTTGAATTAAGAATGGTCTATTGAAATCTTTAATATATGCGGTTCCACTTTTACCACCAATTTGCAATATAAATGATGTCTGATTAACATATAAACCATTGCCATCATCCGTTGCAGAATATGCACCAACAATTTTTCTTTTACCAAGGTATGGTTTTTCTATTTTTGTCCAGAATTCTAAAGTGTTATTATTGTATCTACCATTGTAAGTAAAGATTCCTTTTGACGGTATGTTTATTGTATTATTTGAACCAGAAAAAAATACCGAATAGTCGGAACCAAAAACAATTGGAGCAACTTTTTCAAAGTTAACTGATGATGTTATAAACCCAAAATTATTTGCTGTATTTAAAGAACGAACTATTTTTCCAGTTATTGGTGATAAATTTTGGTCAAGGTCAGAAAGATTTATGCTGGCAAAGTTAAGCACTTCATCATCGAATATATATATTGACGTAGGATGTTCTTGCAAAATTTTTTCTGCATAGGAGTGTGATATATTAGCCATATCTACTATTCTATCACATAAGAAAATACCCTGCCAAGTTAATGACAGGGTATCTTACCTATTTAGTTTTTATCTGGAATTTTGATTTCACAGTAATCGGTGGTACAGTAGGCTTCGCCTTGTGCTTCCAGATTGCCCACTCCGTCATAGATAGCAGAGAAATCAATCTTTGCCAATCTACCAATATAGTAGTCATACTCATCTTCTGTAATTTCTGTATATGGCTGTTGTGGATAAACATCATTACCCATTGATAGGAATGATACCGCCTTCAACTGACCCTCATACATATTTAGAACAGAAGTGATATGTTGTGTTTCCTTTTCCTTATCAAAAGACAAGGTTACAGAAACTCCGTTGTCAGACCAATACTTCTGGGCAGTAGCAGCAAGTGCTGTCTTCTCAAATAGAGTGACATCCTTTTCTGCTCTCTTATGTCCAGATGCAATTGGGAAATATACTACGGAAGTATTTGCTGATACAAGGTCTGCTTCAATCTTATACCCTGCTGCTTTGAACAAGTGTAGCATTGGGTCTTGGTTGCTGAAGCGGATTGCTCTTAGATAGAACTTTCCACCTGGACCCCAGTGAACACCAGGGGTAGCACCAGAAAGAATTGACACAGAACCAGATGGCTTAACTGTAGTTACACGAATTGATTCACGAACACATAGCCACTCTGAATACTTGTTGTCATAGTAACGAATCTTGTTATATCCATCATCCATCCACTTACGCACAGTTGGAAGACCATGCTCATCAGCAAATGATGCGATACCAGTTAGAGATGTTCCGATTCTACGGTTTCTCTGCATAATACCGTTGGTCTGTTGCCAGTGAGTAGGAAGAAGTGTTACAGTCTTTCCATATAGGTAGGCAAACTTAAGAGTACGCAAGAAGTCTTCTTTGCTATCGTGACGGTTTAGGTGAACTTCTACAAGTGTGCATAGTTCATATGATTCCAATGGTTGTTCTGCACATGGATTGAATCCCATAACACGGAAATCCTTCCCATCTGGAGCATCAGCCAAACGACCATAGTTTCTAGCAACATCTAGCCAGATAAATCCTGGCTCTCCGTTATCTGCAATGCGGTCTACATACTTTGAGTAGTCCATACCAACGGTTGCTGATACAGAGTTATTTGACATCCAAGCCCATCCTGGATTCTCTGGGTCATATGAGTTACGCTCAGGGAATACTTCTGGATTCTTTAGGTTAAGGAAGTCATCGTCTCCTTCTGCTCCCAAAGCAAGGGTAGCAGAACGTCTAACGTTTCCAGATACTACACAAGTACCAATAAGATTAACTAGGTCAACAATAGCACGAGCATCTAGTGTTTCTCCTACACGCTGTCCTAGCACATGACTAATTCTTTCATGTAGTTTGATTAGTGGTGCTGGTCCTGACGCTACCCCACCAAATCCCTTGATAGGTGCACCTTCTGGGCGAATTTCAGAATAGTCAAACTTCTGGATACTCTGACCTGCACGAAGATATGAGTTGATTAGCAAGCGAGTTGCTTCTACCCAACCTTCACGAGTATCTGGAATTACATAGGTAACTTCTGGTTCTGATGGTGCATAAATAACAAAGTTCTTGTCTTTTCCAAGGGTATCAAAGCCAACTCCAATACCAAGCATAAGAGCATCCATTACCCAAGCAAACAACTGACCTGGGTCATTCTTGTCTAGGTCTTTTGTAGATACCATAGCACAATTCTGCAAAGCAGCAGAGTTACGCTTTTCCATTGTAAGTGGTGTGCCAAACGTCCACATACCACGACCTGGAGGTGTCCACTTTAGCGTGAACATACGGTCAAATGCTTCTTGTGCTGACTTCTGTGCCTTATAGTCATTCCATGGGAGACGATTCTCCTTTGCATGGTTTTTCTGGACAGAATACATACCTTCAATAACTCTGCGTACAACTTCGTACCAGCGTTCTTTAGTTCCGTCATCTTTGACTCGTGAGTAAGTGCGAACGAAGGTAATTTCACCTAGTGCGTTGCCACCTGCATCCACGAATCCAAAGGGTGATTCCAATGATTTGTACTTTTCGACAAAATCTGTTGGGAGTGTAAAAGAGAAAAATTCTGACATAGTGTTTCCACCTTTCCATAACTGTGATGTATAAAGTATACCACAGTTTTAAGAAAAGTCAAACACTACTAACTTATTCTATAGGTTACCCAGGTATTAGTACCAGTTCTTCTAGACCTAAATCTTGCAGAAGTACCGAAAGCGACTGCTCCGCTACCCACAATAGTATGTGCAGTTCCTGCTGTTACTGTGTTTGACCCTGATGCTCCAGTATTTATAAATGACCAATCAAAGCCCATGTCTGTATAAGTGTTTTGGACGTTAGTATCCATCAAAGTGCCTGTAGGCAATGGAAAGTTTCCTGTAGTAGCACTAGACACCACAATAAAAGTTTGAAGGTCTGTATAAGTAAGTGTTCTGGCAGTTGATATTGTTGTAGGCGGAGAGGGCTGCCAAAAAAAGTTTTTTCCATTTAGAAAAGTACGAGAAGCAACTACGTTTGTTCCGATTTGAACAGTTGGAGTAGTTGTTCCTGTACCAATGTTTATACTTGCTGTTGTTGAGGTTGTTCCAATTCTTACTAAAGTATTATTTGCTCCAGTAGCAATATTTAAAGTTGAATCACCATTAGTAACAAGATTCAATTGTTTAGAATAAGCAGTTGAAGACTTATCCATAATATTTACAGTAGTAGCAGGAACTCCACCAGAAGTGTATCCAGTAGTGTCTGTCCATCCGATAGCAACGGTAGATGTATTGGAATCACCAATAAAAATTCTTCCATTACTGCCAAAACCAGTATCGCCATTATAGGTTATTGAACCACCTTGTAAATAAATATTTCCAGAGTATGCACCATAACCTTCAGCGTTTCCAGATTTAAGGTATAAATTACCAGAAGTAGCAATATCAGGTAATTCAGGGTCAGAGGTTAAAGAAGTAATTGCTGTACCAGTAGCCATAGTAACGTTAGAACTTGTTACAGTTACAAAACCAGTAGCATTAGTGCCAGCAATACCTGTAACAGATGTTCCTGCACCAGTAAACCCAGAACCACCACCAGAAACAGTAGTCCAAATAGGTGTTGCACCTGCACCTTGTGAAGTTAAAACTTGACCAGAAGTTCCTGCTGCTGTAGAAAGGGTAAGTTGACCATCAATATTTATTTTAGATAATGCTGGTAACTGGATTCCAGATAATTGTTTTTTTGCCATATATAGATTATACCAGACTATCCAATTAGGACAATACGGTAAGTTGCTGCAGAAACAGTTGTAGATGCATTCCAAGTAATAGTTACATCTCCAGTTGGGGCAGAAGAACCTGCAGTCTGGTCAACCTTAAAGTCTGCATCAACCAATAGACCACTAGAAACCTCATACATTTGAACTAGAATTCCTGGGGTATTTCCAATCAAGTGTGTTGTTGCTGGAATAGACCATGTTGCAGTTCCAGATGATGGAGTAATAGATGCATTAGTTGCAGTATATTTTTTCAATCCAGTAACAGCGGCTACTGCTGTTGTTACGAATGCTGTAGTAGCAATTTGAGTTGTATTAGTTCCAGCAGTTGCTGTTGGAGCAGTTGGGGTACCAGTCAAAGCAGGTGATGCAAGAGGTGCGGCATCAGTAATTCCATAACCAGATAGCGTAGTTGGTGTGGAAGAAATCTTTGACCATGCAAGGCTTGTAATCCATGATGGGTTTGCATATGAACCACTTGTATAAACTCCATTTGTAACCGTTCCTGCGTTACCTGAAACAGAACCAGTAATTGTATTAGTTACAGTTAGGTTTGCTAGTGTTCCAACGCTGGTAAGTGAAGAGTTTACTACACCAGAACCAAGAGTTGTTGCATTAAGAACAGTTGTTCCAGCAATTTTAAATACCTTGCCAGTTAGAAGGTTTAGGTCTTCTGATGATGTCCATGCACTAGTTGCATTAACCCAGTTAAAAGTTTTGTCAGTTGCACCCTTTAGAGTAATACCTCCACCATCAGCAGTTGTATTATCTGGTGATGTTACAGAACCAAGTTCAAGGTTTTTGTCATCAACTGTAATGGTTGTTGAGTTAACTGTAGTTGTTGTTCCGTTAACAATTAGGTCTCCACCAACGGTAACGTTACCAGATGTTGTAAGACTTGTTAGGGTTCCAACACTTGTCAAAGATGATGCTGTTACCCCTGAATTTAGGGTAGAACCAGTAAGAGTCCCTGCTGCTGCAGTAACGGTAATATTGGCAGAGCCATCGAAGGAAGTTCCGTTAATTGTTCTAGCAGTCTGAAGGGTGGTTGCGGTAGATGCGTTACCTGTAAGGGCACCTACAAAAGTTGTTGAGGTTACTGAAGTAAGACCTGCGATTGTTGTTGCAGATGAACCAATGGTGATAGCAGTGCTACCAACTGTAACTGTATCAGCGGTGGTGGCTACGTTGAGGGTAGCAGAACCATTACCAAATACTAGTCTACCACCTGAGTAATATAAAGCACCTGCAGTTGTTCCTGCACCATGTGTGCTATTTAGCACTGGGTTCAACAATAGATTGCTATTTAAATCTATGTTGGTTAAAAACTTTCTTGACATTTCTTATTCTCCTTCTAAGACAAGTACGCATATCCTATGTAAGGTGATGAAAGTGTCACAGTAATTTGGTTGTTACTGATATATGCAATATCGCCTTCTAGTATATTACCATTATAATCTGTTATTACAACATTTGGCTTAAAAGATAGGTTATGTGTAATAGTCCATACGGAAAGACTTGCATTTTGTGTATGGGTGTAAGAAATGGTTTGGGGGTCAACTTTTGTGTATCCAAGATTGTTCCAAGTGGTAGTACCGTCACCAATTTTAATTTTATTGGTATCAGTTTCTACCCCAATTTCACCAGCAAGCAGAACAGGGTTTGTGGAAGTCCAACGACTTGCAGTTCCCCTCTTCTGTTGCATGGTTGGCATGTTACTCTGACACCTCTGTGCTTGCTAGAGAGTCTAGTTCCTGCTTGTAAACAGAAATCATCTGTTCTAGCAAATCTAGATTTTTATTAATCTCTGTTTGTGCTTGCTCATTTGGCTCTTCCTGTGCGTTAATTACGTTCAGGTTAAGGCTCAACTGGTAAGCCTCTACTGCTAGTTGCTGGATTCTTTGTGTCACTACCGAAGTTCTTTCGTCAACGGTAAGTAATGAATTAAAATCAATAGACATTGATTAACCACCTTTCAAGTGTTGTATTTTTTAATTATAGCATATGATAGTGACTTTTAGGTTAATTCGTGGTATAATTTATATACGACACCCTTCAAAAAGGTGTTTTTCCATTAAAGGAGGAAAATATGAATAATTTAAAAATCAAAAGATTACTCGCTACAGGAATTTTAAGTTTGACTCTGACTGGTTGCGTTACCCCTCAAGCCAGTGCTGCTGAAATGCCTAATAACAATGTTGTTACAAAGCAACATGATTTCACAAATGATTTAGTTCACAATGCTAAATTAAATAAGAATACCGATAGGATGAAAGAAACCCTGATGAAAATATTTCATCGTATAAACAAGACTCCATATGTTTTTTCTGGTTCTAGCATATATGGCTGGGATTGTTCTGGAATGGTTGTTTGGACATATAAACAATTTGGGATTGAACTTCCACATTCCGCCAACAAACAAGCACATGTGGGCAAGAGAGTTTCTAATCCAAAACTAGGAGACATTGTTGTATTTGCTTATAATGGTTCTACTAATTTCTACCACTCTGGTATTTATATTGGCAAGGGTAAAATAGTAAACTCTAATAGTTACTATGGAACTACAGTCATTGAATATCTATCTGATTATAGTAATAGTCAAATAAGATTTGTAAGAATTGTTCCTACTATTTAGAATTATGCTCCAGCCATTACATACCAGTTAGTTCCATCAGCAACTAGAGTTGCAAACGAGCCTACAGTTGCGGAACATATTAATGTTCCAAGTGATTGTGTTCCAGTTCTAGGCATTACTACTGATGCTGATGCTACAACCTGAAATGATGCTGATTTGTTTACAAAATTAAGAGTCCTACCAGCAGTTGCTGTTGGTAGAGTAACTGTTACAGTTGCTGATGAACCTGTAATATTATAATTTTTTTCACCAGCGGCAACAGTAAATGATGCTGATTTTTGTATTACAGAGTCACCAGAGTTAATAACTGTTCCGTTGATTGTAGTAGAACCTGTGCTTGTTCCAATATTAATTGTTTTTGTGCCTACTGCTGTTGCAGCAATATTAACAGTACCAGATGTTACGCTACCAAACATGTTTACTGTTGCTGTTGTTAGGTTTGTGTTAAATAAAGCCAATGTTCCAGTAGTAACGCTGGTTGCAATAATTGGATTGTTTATTGTGAGTGTTCCAGCAGATGTTGAACCAAGTGTTAGTGATGTTGCAGCGGCAAAACCAGTAATTGTTGCAGGAGTAGCAAATAACGCAAGAGTGGCTGCGTTACCATTTATTGCTGGAGCATTTAAGTTTAAGGTAGTTCCTGCCTGAACTGTTGATGTTCCAGCAGTTGTAGAACCAATCGTAAGTGCTGTTGCTGCACGACCAATATTTAAAGTAGTAGAAACTGTATCAAAAACATCCATAGATGAAGAGCCAATTACAGATGTTGCAAAAGTTGGCGATGTAGCCATAACATTTGCTCCAGTGCCAGTATATGTACTAAAGTCTGTTAGACCTGCTTCCCAAGCAGTGTTATCAGAAATACTTGTGCTAATACATGTAACCATTGCAGTTGTTCCTGGAATCACTGTTATGACTAAAGCGACAGCAGCAGAGGCATTAACTGTAATATTTGCACTTGAATTATTTACAATACGAAAAGTCCAGCCTTGAGCCAATGTACTTGTTGCTGGAAGTGTAACTGTTTGTGCTGTGCTTCCTGTAAATTGCTGATAATAAGAACTTGTATTTGTCAAAACTACTGGTGTTCCAGATGTTGCGGTTGAGGTATATCCCATCAGATGTGTCATCGTTCTATTTGGATTGTTTACTGAAAGAACTCCATTAAGTGTTGTTGTTCCGCTAGTATTTCCAAGAGCAAGGGTTGACGAAGCGTTGGCACCAAGAACTAGGTCAGCACCAGTTCCAGAAGCAATATTAACATTATTGATTTTAAGTGTCTTACCAGTTGCAAGATTCCAGTTTTCAGATGTAGTCCAGTTAGCGTTTGTATTGTCCCAAAGAATGGTTTTGTTTGTTGTACCAAAAAGACTTACACCTCCACCATCGGCAGTAGTATTTGTTGGAGAAGCAACTGCACCTAATTCAATTAATTTGTCATCAATTGTTATGGTTGTTGAATTAATTGTGGTTGTTCCGCCATTAACTGTAAGTGTTCCAGAAATTGTTACGTTACCTGATAAAGTTGGGTTTCCAGTATAAAGAGTATATAGGGCACCATAAATACCAGTGGTTTGGCTTAGTGTTGCATTTGTTGTTCCATAATATAACTGCTTAAGAGCAGTTTGAATATTTGCGGTATCCGCTAAGTCTGGAATAAATGTGGCAAGCGTTGTGCCTGTACCTGTACCAATTTGAGTAGCCATACGTTAATTATAGCACAACTTAGTCTTTAAATAGGTCAAAACTAGATGATGTCATGGAATTAACATTTAAATTAAGTTGGTTTTTTCTATTTTTAAATTTCAAGTTATGGTTACAGACATATAGCATATTTTTGGCAAGGTATCCCCAAACATATTCCTTATATTCATAATCTAACATTCTTGTTGTAATAGCAATAGCCTTTTCACAATACTTTTTAGATTTTCTATATTTCTTTTTTATAAAAGAAACCATAGCAATATCAACTAAGAATTCTCGTTCTAATGGTTGAAGTTTGTGAGCCTTATATAAATATTTCTTGTTTAATGTACAAATAAATAAATTCTTGTATTGTCTTGCTTTCTCCATTGGGTGCAAATCATCTTTAAACTTATTTAAAAATTCAAAAATTACATGGTTAGCCTGTTCTTTATTTTCTGCCATCGAAACTGCTATTTTATAAATCCAATATCTTTTATTATCTTTTTCTTCTTCAAAGGCATCTAAAATCATGTTTGAATATCTGTTTGTATTTTCGTGTTGATTTGAATAGTGATAAATCTGAAACTTTTCTAGCAAACCTTCTTTGTGGTTTTCATTTCTATCTGGAAACACTAACTCGTGAACAATATACTTCCATCTATATCCATGTCTTGCATGTACTTTATTGAGTAGATATTCGACCTGCGGTTGTGTTCTAGATTGGGGGTCTCTCCAAGACCACACATACCTATATTGTAGTTGAGTAAAACTTGGGTCAATAGATTCTAGGTCTTCTCGCCAACCTTTTGACAATCTTTCATCCATATCAAGAGATACACACATGTCAATATCATCTGGTAGCAAGGCAAGAGCAGCATTACGAGCATCATCAAAACGCCAAGGCTTAATAGAGATATCGACTACCTTAATACCAAGTTTTTTAGCAATACGTTTAGTCTTGTCTGTTGAACCTGTATCAGCAATCAACAGGTAGTCTGCATCTTTAGCAGAATCATACCATTCCTGTACATTTGTTTCTTCGTTAAGTGCGATTGTGTATACCGCAATTTTCATACCTAAATCCTTTGTTCGATATCTATTATAGCATTAGTTAGGAGACTGCAATTTCATAAAAACCAGACATGTCAAAATGTGTGGTGCTGTGTGCCCAAGATACTGGAGTATTGTATTTCCAGGCTAGGTCTGTTGTGCTACCCGAATAGTAAAGTTTCGCTTTGGCATTTGGACCATCAGCATCAATATCTACAATTGCTGCAATGTGATATCTAGAATCAGTATTTGGATTATGTAGCGTTCCTCCACGAGCAGTAAATGTTTGCTTTGGCGGAAATGGTAGATTAAACTGATACTGACCAGTTCCTAAATTTGTATATCCAGCAAAAGAAATATTCACACAAAAGAAAACCATGTTTCCAATTCTATTATAGTTTCCAGAGGCGGTTACGCCAGCAAAAGTACCAGTTGCGTCAGTAAACACTGGACTCCAAGTTCCATTCGTAGATGCAGGAGCACCCTGTGGTCCAGGCATTGCTACTAGTTTAATAACTGTTGCCATTACAAATCAACTCTTTTCATAAAACTATTATACATTAAATAACTCCACCATCTACTTTTTCTAGAACAAGAGTGTTTGTGTTTTGGTCATAGGCTAGACCGCCACCTACGTTAAGATTTCCTAAAGCCCCTGCTGGTCCCTGAATTCCCTGAATTCCCTGAATACCTTGGATACCCTGTATGCCCTGGTCACCCTTGTCGCCTTTTGCTCCAGGCATTGGAATAAGTTTGACTGTAGGAGTAAATCCTTGATTAATAATTTTAACAATAACATCATTAGTATTATTAGGAACAACCTGTCCTAGAATTGCTGGTGAGTAGTAGGTTGGCATTATGCGTTAACACTCACATCAGCAAGAACGGTTATTTTACCGATAACTGGTGTCCAGATTTCAGAATTAATGGTTACTTGTAGGTCAAAGGACATTTCTGTTACAACGTTTGCTTGTCCAGTACCCCATGTTTTTGTAAGTGTTGCAGGTGCAGTAATATCAACATATCCAGTACCAGCAGTGACTGTTAGTGTATCAAAACCACCATCTTTTAGGTCATAAGCAGAACTTGTAAAAGTCCACGTTGAGATATCGTAATAGGTTGCACCGTCTGTTTGGTAAAATTCAACACGGATTCGGGCGGTATCACCACGAACGACCTTCCATTGCACGAATGCTGGGTCTGCTCCAAAATTATCAGGGATATCGTAATTAGTCATAAGATTATTATACACTATAAATAAAGAACCAGTGCCTGAAGTGGGTATGAGAGAGAGTATCAGACACTGGCTCTATGGTTAATTATACCATTTTAGGGATTTCTGTGTTTTGGTTTGACAAATCTTAAAAAGTATGATACCCTCTTATCTATAGAGATAAGGGCTATATATTATATATTTATATATTAGTATATATTATAGTTTATATATATTATATTAATAATCAAAGTTCGGTTTTTTCTGATTTAATTTTCTTTTGTGTTTTGACACCTTCGGTGATTAAAATGTTAACTAGTGTATCTAGTTTTTCTTCTAGTTTATGTGATTTTTCTTCTAGTCGTGATACCTGGTCTTTTAATGATGACCCATGATTAGGTCGAAGTTCTGAAAGGTCTTCTTTAAGTTCATTTGACAGGTTTTTAATTTCGGCACAAATAAACCAGCGAATACCACCTACAAGGATTGCGACAATAGATAATCCACTAAGGATAAGTCCAGTCCAATCAGTTATTGACATAATATAAATAATTATACACTAGGTTTTGAGTGTTTTCGATTTTTTCAAACGGTGAAAATATGAGACACCAAACCCTCATATCTGCCTGTATGCAATGAAGTTGCCAGATAGGGCAAATAAGGGTTTAAATGCCCCATAGAGACGATAAAAGGTATGCACCCTAACATCTATAGCCCCAAAATGTGATATACTATAAATCTACCGAAAGAGAGAGCGATATGGACGAAAAAGTACAATACGTCAAACACTACGAATCAAAAGAATATCTTGAAGCATGCATAGCAGCCAAGATGACATCAAAAGAGATAGCCAATCAGAGTAAAGTGTCATATAAGTTAATTAACTATTGGCTGATAAAGCATGGATTGCTTCGCAATACCCCAGACGTTAGGCTACCATAATGGAAATCTTTATATTCCTTGCAGCAATGCTCTTCGTATTAGCATTTAACTTCATTTATGACAAATACAAAATGATTAATACCACCAAAAATAACCACAGATGCTACCTACCCAGAGAAAACTATCTAACATCCAAGAAAGAATGGCAATGTGGCAAATGCAAATCCTATTGGTACGTCAAATACGACAGTTATGGTTCATACTATGTCAAAAGAGAATAAACATACCGCCAAAAACTGAAAAAATTTGTTTTCTACAAAATCTGAATATTTTGATTATGTGTATGATGCAGGGTTTCTAATAAAGAAATCAAATTTATTTAGTGAGCACACACCACCACACGCATATGCAATCTGCTTGTGAGTGTATACCATACGCATAGTCGATTTGATTGTAAACATACACTATACGCATACCTTATCTGTTTGTCAAGTGGTACTACACGCATACCCGATATTTTTAGAGATGCACGCCCCGAAGGTAACAGTTTGATAACGAAACACTTAATAATGTGTGTTTATACTGGTAATGTCGGTGGTCTTGTGTATAATAGTAGTATCAAAAGAAATGGAAAATATATGTCATCAGAATCAAAAAAATACACCCTAGTAGAATACACCTTTGGTGGTCAGCGTGTCGTGTCTGCTATCCATCACCTAGACCTAATCAAGTTCCTAATTGAGAACAAAGACGCTACTATAATCAAAAAGTAGTTTGTCAGTGGTATCCCCTATAATAGAATAATCAAACCCCTAAAAGAAAGAAATACTAAATGAATATCTATTCACTAATAATCACAGATGTAGCAACAGGCGTAGCCCCTATCTATGAAGTTCATAGTTGGGAAAAGGTTGAAGAAATTATCCGTTCCACTATGGAACTAACCAAGAATGAGTTTATCTTTGAAGTAGTAGGCAGAGCAAACTCTAAGTCGGTGAATTAGTTGTGGCTGATATCACTTATCTTGTTAGTCGTGTTGTTCGTATGGGTAAAACAGTAGCCCCCTTTGCTATCGCAAAGATAAAAGCGTATGCGTGTAAGCGTTGCTATACAATCGCAAGCGTATCACTATTAGATAATAAAATCACAGTAAAGAAATGTAGGTGTGTGTAATGGGTATTGAAACAATCCTATTGTTAGCAGTAGCGTATCTATTCTTCAAGGATAAGGAAAAGAAGAATGACTAAGCCATTTATCTTCACAGGCTTAGGCTTATTCCTAATAACTGCTTGGTCATTCGTATCTCAAATACATTGGGGTAGTGTGATGGGTTGTGTAGCAGGATATAGCCTAATGGATATGCTATTCAATTAGATTGGTGGGTGTGTCGCTACTTGACATACCCCCAATTTTGGCGTGCGTCCCAATTATAACAAAATGATAACGAATAATGATAAATAGGTAAAATAGGCGTGTTTTAGGGGTCAAATGTCAGTGGTAGGGTATACAGTATAAGTATAAAGCAAATGAGCCTTAGCAAATAAACGAGAAATCGGTGAGCCTAAGCAAATAAGTTGCTAAAAGTTTCCTACTAATGAAAGGGGTCAGCAATGACTTACTATGATAACTATGATGATGACGCTCAATACGCTAAGGAAGTGTATTGGGATAGTAAGGGTATGGGTTATCTAAACCCTGCTCCTGCTCCTGTTGTGTATGTGAGAGATACCCAATGTCCTACCTGTAAGCGTTGGGGTTCTGCTAAGGCAGTTGCTTCACACGCTACTAAGTGTAAGGCTTAGTATTTGGTGGTAGTATCACTACCCCAAAAAAACCGCACGCCCGATTTATAACAAAATGATAACAAAATAGCAAAACACCCTAAAATAGCCCCTAAATGTCAGTGGTTAGGTGTATAGTGAAACTATGAAAGATAAAAAGACAGAACTAACCATAATGCTTGCCAAGTATGCGAGAGCAGGTATTCCCCTAACCCCAGCAGAGAGAAACCTAGTCAAGTATTTACTAAGTAAACAATAGGTAAACAATTTGCGAAACACCCTAAAAACAGGCTCAAATGTCAGTGGTTAGTGGTAATGTAATAATAGATAAATAAATAACTAATAAAAGAAAGGGTCTAAATGACTACTTATGAGATGAAAATGAGATACAAGGAACTTATGCGTATCGCAGAAAGCGAATGTATGCTCGCTAGTGAGTTTGATGAACTACAAGCGTTATTCGTAAAACTAAATAAATAAATAATCTTCGTTAGATAATGAGCCTAATTAGGTGAGCCTAGAAATAGCAAATAAACTAATTAGCAAATAAGTATCTAACGCCAACAAAACTAAATAAATAATAATCTACAAAAAGAAATGAGAAATAAATGAAACTAAAAACTTGGAAATCTACCCAAATCCTTCTATCACTTAGCGACTATCGCAAGTTCTATGCTTCTATCGCAGAATTGCCTATTAGCGAAAAGCATTCCCTTATTCATAACAAACTAATTGGTCTTAGCACTATTTACCTAAACTATGACTTTGAGAATGACACTATGCTAACTCAAAAAAATAGTGAATGGAAATACTCTGCTGAATGCGATGCGTTCGCTATGAGTGAGTTTGCTAAAACTAAAAAAATGCTTGCTGAACTTGATGAGTTAGGCGTTCCAGATTATCATAACGGAATGCGTGTCAGTGATGGCGAAACTTATTTCTTAGGTTTTCTAAAAATGGAATGCGTGTTGCGTTCTCGTGTGTTGCTTGCTCACTCGTGGAGAATAGAGCAACGCTAATAATTTTTTGGTAGCAATACCAAAATTTTTGCCGCACGCCCCCAGCGACACGCCCGAAAAACATTGATAACACTATTGTTATAAAGGCATAAAAAGGTGTGTTTGTCCGCCTAAATGTCAGTGGTTAGGTTTATACTGTAAGTAGATAAAAAGAAATGAGAAATAAATTGAGTAAAGATACTGCCGAATGCTCCAAGTGTGGAGTTGTTATTGAGTTCGCTACAAGCGAAGAGTTTGAGAAATTGGTTGATGAACACATTCACCGCTATCCACTAGGCTAAATGTCAGTGGTTAGTTGTATAATTGTAAATAGATAAAAAGAATAGGAAATAAAAATGGTTGGAATTATCTGTGTGTATGATGGAACTAAGACTTGGGCTTACATCTGCCCTACTTGTAAAGAGTATGATGGTCTAATGGAAATTAGCAAGGCAGTCAAAGAGTATGACTTTATTGCTGAAATGTATGCTGATGAAATAGCGTTTATGCCTAGTTAGCATAAATGTCAGTGGTATCCTGTATAATTGTAAGTAAGAAAAGAATAGGAAAATAAATGTTAGATAAAGAATTTGATACTTTTAGACTAATGAATGAACTAAGACTAAAAGATGGTGTTGCTGGTGAAAACCCTGTTGCCTATGCCTATGGTCTATGTTTTGGACAACTAACTCAAAAGCAAAAAGCGTTGATTGCTCAAATTGTAAATAAGATGGAGAATAAATAATGAAGTTCAATGTAATTAGTGATGCTGGACACGCTTGGCTTGAAGTAAGCCTAGACCAATTTCCTAACGCCAAACAATTTGGAACTGGCTGTGGATACATAAATGGTAATACAATTTATCTTGAAGAAGACTTTGAAATGCCACAATTCTTAGGCGACTTAGTATTCAACGGAACTCCAATGAGCGAAATACAACTTAGCGAAATTGAAGTTGATGATGAATGGTATGGCAGAAACTATGCTCGCAATGAAGACTTATTCTCAATAAAATAAATAGTAAAGGAAAATAAAAATGGTAAAAGTTGCTCTGGTAATCTCAACTCTAATTCTAGGAATTTTTAGTTTTGTAATTGCTGACGCTTATTCTTACACTGCCCTAATCAATTCTCAAGAGAGTTATCAAGTTCTCTCTGGTCAGTGGGCGTTAGTTGGAACTGAATTAGTAATCGGTTCGCTATTGCTGGCAGTTGGTTTCATAATCAAATCACGCAAACGCTAATCAAAATAATTTTGGGGCTAACTACCCCGAAATTTCCGCACGCCCCCGAATTATAACAGTTTGATAACAAAGGGTGTTTTGCTATTGACAAATGGCGTTTTGTGTGTAATAATAGATATATAAATAAATAAAGCAACAAAAGGAGCCACGACAGTGAGCCTAGCAAATAAGTCGAACATCTGTTCGAATGAGCCTAGCAAGTAAATGTCAGTGGTATCCCTTATAATTGAACTACATAAAAAGAAAGATAACTAATGAAGAAACCTAGAATGACAGTTGCCGAAAAGCGTTTTGAAACCCTAATCTCCAAGTTTGTATTTGTTGAGAATGGTGGAAGACTAATTGATAGCCCCCAGTGGAAAATGCTAAACAAGCAGACCCAAGACGCTTACATAACCCTAATCGCAACTAAGACACGCTAACCCTAAATGTCAGTGGTTAGTTGTATAATTGAAATCTAAAGAAAGAAGAAACTAATGGAAGATTGGAAAATGGCGTTAGCCGAAATTCAAAAGTCAATGAGAGAAGACTTTATCTCTCAAATCAAAACTTCAAAAGAAAAGGAAAATAACTAATGGAAGAATTCTACAAGAGCAGAGAAGAAGATTTTGCTAAGTGGATTGAAAAAAATCAAATGCTGATTGACAACAACTTATTTACAGCAAAAGAAATTTTTGAACACGCTTATACACTTGGAGCGTTGTATGAAATCAAAAGTAGAAACGGAGAAATCTAAAATGGACATTAGAGAAAAGTTTACTCAAGAAGAACTAGAAGAACAGTTTGATGAAATGCTAGATGAAACTTATCCAGAATTCAAAATTGGTTATTCAACTTTTTATCCATCACAAATTTTAGCAAACTGCGACCCAATCGCTTATCAAATCTCTGTTGATGAATACATAGATTTTCTTCAAGAGCAGGAAGACGAAGAGTGATAACTTTTTTTATTCTACTAACAGTTGTTTTGCTAGTAGTGTTTTTTATTAGTTGATTTTGTGGGTGTAGTATTTATACTATGCCCCAAAATTGCCGCACGCCAAATCTGCCTGGACACACGCACGCCCCGACACGCCCGAAATCATTTAAGAAGATTAAATAATTTTCCCCGATTTCCTATTGCCAAATGTCAGTGGTAGGGTGTAGAATAGTATTATCAAGAAAGGAAAAACTAATGGCTAAACACTATGTAATTATGGAATACACTAACGCTAAGGGAGAAACTAAGACGGAAGCAATGCGTTCGGTTGACATCGCTGAATTTCTAACCAAATACCCTAACGCCAAGCGTGTCTATGGCTAAATGTCAGTGGTCGCTGGTAAAATAATAACATCAAGAAGAAATGGAAAATAAAATGGAAAAAGAAAATAGATACACTTTTGGTGGATTTGAGTATGGCTCACAGGGTCAGTTTCACCTAA